ATGAAGTCGTTGCGATTGCCCGAGGCGTTCGATGCTCTTCGGGCGTATTTTCGCCCCCTCAGCTTTTATGCTGCGCTGGACTCACCAGCCTCCATCACGGTGATCATCCGAGACGACGCCAGGGTGAGTTGCACCCTGAGCGACATCCCTTGCGGGACATCACTGTCCCATGCCGAGCTTTTTCAGTTGATACGAACAATCGAAGCACAGCTGGAGATCACCCATCCCGGGCTCATGGAACAGATAGGTCGCCCCCGCGTAGTGAAGCAGTAGCCGCCGACAGACTGGCTCGATCCAGGCAGCGAACCTGTCCCGTCAGTCGTCCGCCTTCCCCATCGCTGCGTGTACCGCAGCTGACGACCGGCCTGTTCCCAGTCGCTTGGCAGAGACCGGAAAACCTCAGATAGCTGTATACTCGCGCGCTATTTTTTTCATGCCGTTAGCCGAGGCGGCCTGCAATGTCGAAGAAAGTTGGAAGTATTGGTTTCGTATCCTTAGGCTGCCCTAGCGATTGTCTATCTATACTTTCATTCAGACACAAAAAAAGGCCCGGAGCCACCGACTAGCGGGGCTCCGGGCCTTTTCATATACCGCTACAGCTCAACCTGAAAGCTATAGTTATCAGCTCAACTAAGCATGAGAGGCAGCCATGGACGCACGTTATTGGATCGTTGGGGCGATGTTTGGCGGGAGCAGGGACCAGCTCGATACATTCATCAAGCGGGGCTACTGGTACTGCTGGGACCCGCGAAAGGCTCGGGACAACGAAATTCCCGACCAAGCCATTGCGCTGTTCAAACAGATCCAAGTCGGCGATCGGTTAGCCGTGAAGAAGATGCTCGGCCGAGGCTCGCCATCGATGGAAGTTCGAGCGCTCGGCGTCGTGAAGGATATCGACCAAGACGAGTGGAGAATCTATGTCGACTGGCTTGTGCCAAGCATGTCGCGGCTCGTTCCAATAAGAGGCTGCATGGGCTCGATTCATGGCCCATTCGACGGAGCGGATTGGTCCGATGTCTTTCGGATCTGACGCACCCACTCCTGTAGATACAGTAGTTTCTCCCGATCGCTGATCATTCCGGCCCGGATATCCCAAACAGCTGATCCAGCTGCTGCACTGAGTTCGACGCTGGCTGCATCGCCCAAGCTGCCGGCGCCGGTGGTGGCGGACACTGTGGCATCGTTACGGGCAAGGATGACTTCGATACGCAGCCGGCGGCGCTCATTGTCAGCAGCGCTATACAGATGGCGCAGGCGATCGTTTTCAGTGAGTGCATCAGATAGCTCCTGTATGGACTGGATATCGAGGTTCGCAAGCCGGGCGGCAAGGGCCTGCTGCTCGCCCTGTTGCTGGAGGATCACCGCCGCATTGGCCTCGGCTGCCCGGCGCAGGTAATCCAGATGCTCGGCATGCTGGGTAGCCAGTTGTGTACCGTAGCTGTTGGCCTGCCACTGCCAGGCGGCGGCTGCGGACAGGGCCATCAGCGCGAGGACTACCGCACCGGTGGCGAGTAGCTTGTACTGTTTGAACAGACCGATCATGCGAGAACCCCGCCCGCTTTCGCGTATTGAGCCAGCAGCGGCGCCACAGCATGCTCATGCTGCCCGTACCCAGCACCCGGCAGGCTCGCCCAGCGGCTGCGGCATTTGTGGATGGCCTGCTCGATGCGGCCGGCCTTGATGTCGTCCAGCGCGCGGCATTCGCGGATCAGCTGCAGGGCGATGCGGTCCTGATTCTCGGGCGTGAATCCGCCGACCAGGCCGAGGCTGGCGCGGTAGTGGTCCCAGTAACGCGACAGGATCTGGTAGCGCCCGGCCGCGGTGGACCAGATGTCCAGCGACGGCAGATAGACCGAACGCCGCGGATGGTCGGCATAAGACGCGAACAGCTCGCCGCCGACCACGACGTCGTAGCCGTGGTCACGGGTGGGTTGACGACCATTGTCGGTGCCCTCGGACCATGCGATCAGATCGAGGAACGCGAGCACGTTTGCGCCGCCCGCGGCGGCAGGAGATATTCGGGGCATAGTTGTGTCTCCAGAAACAAAAAGCCCGCGCAGGGCGGGCGAGGATCGTTTATGGCAAATGCGAGAGTGAAAGCCTTTGCGGCCGGGCTGGCCGCCGATGCAGTTCGTGGCGCGATACCTACCGACAGCGAGCTGGCCGAGACCGAGCTGTTCAGACCCGAGGACGGCGCAGCGGTGGTGCGGGAGCTAGAGCGGATCGCCGATGAATTGCTGGCAGAGTCGCTACGCCTGGAAGCGCTCTAAACATCCACATCGAAATGCGGCAGGTCCGGCGCGGGACCGGTGATCGTGCCGTCGGCGATGTACGCTTTGCTGCTCACCGGCACGTCGACGCCACGGACGGTGACGCGGGTGCCGGTACGCAGCTCGACCTCGCTGATGCCGGCGGCGGTGTTGATGCTCACTACCGTGGCAACGGTGCGCACGCCACCGGGCAGCAGGCCGATGAAGCGCTTCCAGGGGTTCGTCGTGGCCATCAGTGGTGGCGCTCCAGTTTGATCTGCTGTTTCACCCGCACGGCACCGGTGCCCTCGGCAGTGATGTCGACGGACAGGCACAGGCCCACCCAGGCGCCGGAGGGTTCCGGCACGCGGCAGAGCTGCGCTGGCAGCACCAGGCCTACGCCGTGGTCATCGTTGACCGGGAACAGCGGAATGGTGGTGCTGACAATCTCGATGTTCCCGCCCTTGCTCAGCTCGTGCGTGCCGCGCGCCTGGTTCGCCGGCTGGTCGGTCAGCCAGTCCTCGAACACGTCCGGTGTCGGGTTGCCGCCGGCGGTACCGGCACGGCGCACGAGCATGCTCACGCCGTGCGAGGTGCCCGAGGTGTAGCAGGCGTTCCATGCCGGTTGCGGCGTCCACTCGCCGCCCAACTCGGTCATCATCGCGGGCGGGATGATGCGGCTGATCGGTGCGTCGACCAACTCCCATTCCCATGGCGGCACCGGGTAACGTGGTAGCACCTCCAGCGCATCCGCATCACGCGCCGGCCGCACCACCCCACCCACCGTCTCGGCAAGCCGGGCGATCACCTGCATGGCGGTCTGGCCCTGGTAACTGAGCGTGCCGGCGGGGAACGTCCAGTCGGTTGCCTGCCAGTCGAGGGTAAAGCCAGTATTCAGCAGCTCGGCCTCGGCGGCCTGGGCGGCGTTAATTGGCGCGTTGTTCAGGCTCGTGCGCAGCGGCGCATAAGGGGCGGCCAGCAGCTGCGGTCGGGTGGCGCCGCTGATGCTGTAGGCCTCGGTCGGGAAACGCAGCTGCCGGCCGTAGCGCTCGACCAGCAGCACCCAAGTCCAGCCGTTGATATCAAGCTCAACCGTCTTCGCGCCATCTGCATCCGGCCGCACCAGGTCGAGGGCGGCCTGGGTGAAGATGTCGGCGCTGAATGACCAGCTGAACGAGTCAGCATCCAGCGCCACCCGTACATTTTTCGCCTCGATGGGCGTGCGGCTGGGCAGCACCACCAGGTTCACGGTATTGGCGATCATATAGGTGTCCAGTATGTCGGGATCAGGTGGCGGCTCCGGCAGCGGTTTCACCGGGCCGGGGTAGTCGACATAGGGCATGTCGGTCAGTACACCATCGGCCGACCGCGCCCTACCCCACGGCAACCAGATACCAAGATTGAGGCGGCGCGCCGACTGCCAGCGCACCCGGGCCGATCGCATGTCGGTCGGCTGAATCGCAGGCGTGGCCGGCACGTAGCGAAAATCGAAGAACACCGCCGGCGACGTGCTCGGGAAGTACGGCCGCCCGCCGAACTCGAACACCAGCGCGCCGCTACCAGGTACGTAGAGGCTGTCCTGCAGGACGGTCGCGGCGTTGTAGCGCGGGCCGAACTCATTGACGCGGCGGTGGCCAGCGGCGATCGCCACGTCCTTGCGGGCCGGCTTCGGGTTGTAGATCAGCCGCAGGCGCACGTCCACGGGGCGAATGCTGTGATCCCAGCCCGACGATAGCCAGGCATCCCGAGCGGGCACCCAGCTCCAGGGCGAAGCATCGGCCGGGCGGTCCTGCGCCTGGGCGGGCTGCCATGCCCCCGCCGTGTCGAGATCCTGCGCGGGCACCCTGGCCCAGGGCACGGCGGCTGTTCGGCGATCGGCCGTGCCGGCGATTCGCCAACGCGCCGAGCCGGCCCGGTTCAGCGCCTGCAGGGCATCCCATGGCAATGCCGCGCCACGCCGATCCGCGCGCACGGCGTGCCGCCAGCCGCCGCTGATAGATACGCTCAGCATCAGATCACCTCTACAGGCACGGGACCATGCGCAATGGGCTGGAAATATCTGCGCGCGACGGCGCGGGCGGTACCGAGCGGCTGCGAGGGGTTTTCCCCCTCCGCCGCCCACCAAACCGGCTCCACGGATGGCAACTGCCCGGCCTCGGTGATCTCGTACACCCAGCCGGCGTACTGGGTCGGGCGGATGCGCTGGCCTACCTGCACCGCGAGATCTGCCACGAACACCACGCCGTAGTCATCCACCCCGATGGCGTAGACATCGCCGCCCACCACCCGCACGTCGATATCACCACTGCCGCCCGGTGTCGGGCCGTAGCCGGCCAGGCGCCACTCGCCATCGGCCGGCCGCTCGACCAGCACGATCTCGCGATTGGCTGGTAGGCGCTCGACGCGGACGAGGCCCGACACCTGGCCGGGGTCGCCCTGCTGCCCACCCTCGCCGCTGGTGATGTTGTAGGTATAGGTCCCGGAAGCGGCGAACGACATGTACAACGCTCGGGCGCGCCGTGGCGGCGCCGGGTCGTCCCCGGTAACCAACCACTCTCCCTGCGCCAGCAGCTCGGCCAGGTCGAGCTGTTGCACTGCAGTGAACTCGCCGGCCTCGGCCTGGAACACGAGGTCGAGTTTCGTAACGCTTTGCCAGTCCCGGTAAACGCGGAGCGTCTTCGGACCCAGTGTCACTTCCCCGTCCCGCAGCAGCCGAAAACGGACCGTCACCCGCGGGCCTTCGCTGTATACCGGAACGCTGACGAGGAGCGCCATTGTGGCTACTGTCATCACCAGAACTCCGGGTTGGTCGTCAGCAATGCGGTGATCGCCTGGCTGTAGTACGCCCGCCCAACCAGGTAATCGTGCCCATCGCCGAGATCCAGGACAGTGTTCATTGTGCGTGTCGTTAATACTGGCCCGCCCAAAGCCTGTGAAAAAGGGCTGTTGTACACATAGAGCAGCCTGCTATCGACTGCCAAGCCCGGCAGCCTTCTCACCACCCCCGAAGACATCCATATCAACGGGGTCAAGGCAACCTCAGAAAGGACACCACCAGCGGGCCATTCACTGTACGCGGAGAGCTGGTTGGGCTGAGTGCCCGGCATGGCGATCGTAATGCTAGCCGTATCCACCAACAGCCCAGTGTCCGGAAATTTCAGCGCGGTGAATCCTGACGAACCGAAACCGGCCAGGGGGGTGGAGGCCGAAGGGGACGCATGATTTGTACCCCCTACGCAAATCAGATCGCCTTCCGAGTCGTCCCCGCAGCAGAGCAGGTTCACGGCATCGTATGCCGCCCCCACCGAGCCGGTCACCTCTTGTACGGTGGCTGAGCTAATCCCGCTGGGCGAAAACACAAAAGCGCTCTCATCCGCCACCATAGCCCATGTGCTTGACGCCTGGTTGTAAACCAAGCCCCTCACACTGATGCGTTGAGGTACAGAACTATTGGCAGCCACGCCACTACGAACGCCGTCGCCGATAATTTTCCCGCTGGCGTCGACACCCTCGAACGTGGCGGCGAGCCATACTGTAACCACCGTGGGGGTACTGCTCTCAGGCACGAAACACACATAACCGCTGTGCGTCCCTGGGCGCAGGATCAAGGAAGTGGTGGACTCATAGATCAGTTCCCAGCCAGCGGCCGGAACTGATCCGTACCCGTCTACCAGCGCCGCCTTGAGGATCGCCTTGAACGCCTCGAATTGAACCACCGTTACAGAGGTGGAATAGGTCAGCGCCGGAGCACCGGCCTGATCTCGGTGATATACCCTAGCCATCAGTCTGCATCCCCCCTCACCTGCAATTCGAACTGATCATCGTCGACCGTGCCCTGCCCGCTGATGACGGTGCGGATGCACCACATCGGGCCGAGCGCCGAGTCGGTGTTGAACCGCACCGCGTTGCCGGCAGCCCAGCCACTGCCCCAACCCTCGCGCCGGATCGTGAAATACGGCTCGCCGGTCAGGGCGTTGATGGGTGCGCAGTCGGTCGAGGTGTTGCCGGTGCTGATCACGCCCAGTTGCTCCTCGACCACGTTGAACGCCGCGGCACTGGTGAACACCAGCGCCCACCGGCCCGAGATACCGCCGGCGTTGGTGATGATCGGCGGGTAGCTCAGGCTGTTGTATTGCGCGGTGGTGGTGTTGCCGATCGGCGCGTCCGTCCAGTTCGGCGCGCCCTGGCTCCACGTCTGCTGGGTGAACCAGGTGTGGATCCGCGATTGCAGGTCGCCCCAAGCCACCGCGCTGGAGGCCTGCGCTTCGCCAGCCGGCAGGTCCCAGGGCAGCGGCGAGCTGATGCCCAGTTCGCCGGTGATCTGCACCTCGGTCACCAGCGCCATGTGCTCCACCCGGTCGCGCACGATCAGCGGCAGGCCCACCGGGTTGCCCTCGGCGTCCTGCAGCACGAGCGGGTTGGCCCAGGTCACGGTGCCGTTCGCGCGATCGGCGCTGTAGGACTCCGCGCGCAGGACGGTGCCGGCGCCGTCGACGACCTCGATTTCCGTCTGCTGGTCGCGCGCGAGCTGCAGCGTGTCCCCTGCCGTTGGCGAGGCCACCAGCGTTTCGGCGGTGTGGTGGATCACCAGCACGTCGCCGTCGCGGTAGATCGGCACGCGCCCATCGGCCGGTAGCCGAACCGGGTCGAGGCCCAGCAGGCCAGCATCGAGCGGCAAACGGGTTTGCACCACGGCGTTGTAGCGCAGCAGCAGCGGGATGACGGGCACGTCGCTGGCTCCCGTCTCATCGGCAGGGTTCGAGGTGAAGCGCAGGCGCGTGATGCCCGTGGCCGCGTCGACGGTGCCGTGCACGATGCCGGTGGCGAACTCGCCGTTGAGGTTCGCCGCGGCGGTGACGACCTCGGCGGTATCCGTGCGCACAACGGTCACCTGCATGCTGCCGGCCCGTAACGGCGAACCCGGCGTGCGGAACGTCGCGCCGGTGACGCTGAACCCGGCCGAGGCGGTCAGGCAGGCCAGCAGTGTGACCGCGCCGGTGGCGTTGCCGGTGTAGCTGTTCAGCGTGGCAACACCTGAAACATAATCGACACTGCCCACGGCCGTGCCGCCGTTGGTGTTGGTGGCCACGTCGCGGTACAGGATGCCGCTGCGGTCGGTGTACAGCGCGCCGTTCCAGCTGAACAGCAGCGAGCCCGGGACGATGGCCTCGCCCACACCCGGCAGCAGTTCGACGGTGATCGGCGGCTGTGCCTGGCTGCTGGTCTGCGGCTCAGTGCTGACGGCATCGGCCTGCGCCGCGACGCTGATCGTGCCGCCGAACTGCTCGCGCACCTGCACTGGCGTGGTGATCAGCACCGGTTCGGTGATACGGCCCAGGATGCCCGGGCGCGAGCTATTGCTGTAGGTGTACTCCACATAGTCGTACAACTGCGCGACCTGCAGGGTGACCTGGCCCGTGCTGTAGTTGATGGTCCCGGCGCGGCCGCCCTGCCATCCGCCGTTGCCGTTGTCGTTCGCACTGTTGGCCAGGTCGCGCAGCCCATCGTATACCGGCAGCGCGTTGCCGCTCTCGATCACGTCCCAGTTGATGGCCGGCGCAGCCTGCCGTCGGGTGGTCATCCAGTCCACGCGGACGGAACCCGGTTTGAGCGGGGCGCCCGGGATCGTGAACGTAGCCATGCCGCTGCCATCACTGGAGACGCTGAGCGCCTCGCTCTCGACCGCGCCTTGCTCGTAGGTGTAGACAATGCCGCCGGACGGGGTTGCGGCCAGCTCCATGACGATCTCCCCGCTGGCATAGGCGATGGTCCCTGTGCCGCCGCTGCCGCTGAGCACGCCCTGGCCGTTGTCCGTCAGGGTGCGTTCGGTGCCCGCGGTGAACGTCACCGTGACCGAGCCCGGCAGCACGCCGCCGCCTGGCAGGGTGTGACGCACCTCCAGCTTCGGCACCACGCTGCCGCCAGCCCGTTGGGTGATCGCATTGTCCGCCGAGCTGACGTAGCTGTAGATCAGCGAGCTGCCCACATCGGGCAGCGCATTGAGCGTGAGCGATACCGAGCCGGTGGCCAGGCTGATGGTGCCGGCGCCTTCGCCGGTCAGCAGGCCGTCGCCGTGGTCGCGCAGCTCGTACCACTTGCCGAGTGCCATGTAGCTGACCGACAGCGTACCGGCGCGCGGGATGGCGTCAGCCAGGTTCAGGGTGTACACGTAGCCCCGGTTGCCCAGGGTTATCTCCAGCTCGCCGGTAACGGTGTCGCCAGTTGCCGCCGCGCCCGGGCGATAGCTGCCGGTGGCGGAGCCCGTCCAGCTCGTGCCGGTGCGCACCAGGGTTATCTCACCGGTCTGGTAGTCGATGCGGCCGGAGCTGATCCAGTTGCTGCCGCTGACATAGCGCAGGCCGCCCTTACTGTCGTCGGCGAAGCTGCCGCCGTTGGCGGTGATGCTCAGGGTGCCCGGCGCACAGCCGGTACCGAGGAAGGTGCGCGACTCGCCCGCCACCGCACCGGCGGCAACGGTCAGGTTCACCGAGCGCGACGGGCCAGCCGGCAAATAGAGCTGCCGCTGGTAGCCGCCCAGCACGTCGACCAAGGCGCTCTCTTTCGTGGTACTGGGCACCAGTTGGCTGTACACCGACTGCACGCGCAGGTTGAGCGAGCCGGCCGCAATGGCCTCGGCCAGCGGGCTGATGCCGTAGTAACGGGCCGCGTCCGCTACCTGGGTGGACAACACGCTGGCCTTGGCCTTGCCATCCAGCGCGGTGGACGAGGTGCCGGCGGGCGTGACCTGGCCACCCGGGTATTCATTGAGCAGCGGCGCGCTGATCGAGAGATCGAGGCGGCGCCGGGTGAAATTGACGAAATTGCCGTTGCCGTAGTCGTACACGAACTGCTCCAGGCGAGCATCCACCCCGGTCAGGCGCACGTACTGCGAGGTGCTGGCGGTCACCAGCTGGAACACGTCGCCGATCTCCGGCACGCGCTGTTCCTCGCGCTGGACGCAGGCGATGGCGCGCTGGCCGGCCAGCTGGGTGCCCAGCAGCTCGAACTGCGCGGTGGTCGCCGCGGCCACGTAGCTCTCGATCGCGTTGCGCGCGTCGCGGCGCTCGTCGGTCTGGCTGCCGGTGTTGAACAGCAGCACGCTCACACGCGGGTCGGCTGGCGCCTGGGTCACGATGGCGTGCGCGCCCAGGTAGGCATCGGCGTTCTGCGTCATCGGCCCGCCGAACAACTTGCGCAGGTTGATGCGGCCGGTGGTACGGTCCAGGCGGCTGATGTCGGGGAATACGTTGTTCACTTCGCCGGATACCACGGCGTTGCCGGTGGCGCGGCCGCCGCCGTCGTCTTCGTCGGTCAGGCGTTGGCTCTTGAGCAGCTTCACATCGGTGACGGTGATCGTCATGCCATGAATCTCCAGGCAACAAAAAGCCCCGCACGGGGCGGGCTGTCAGGGTTCGGGATCTGGTTCGGGTTCAGGGTCGGGCGGCGGCGCCACGGTGATCAGCCGCAGGGTCAGCTCGTGCAGCCAGTCGGGTGACGGGGCCACCCGGCGGAACAGCGGCGCGGCCTGCACCGCGGCGCCGGCGGCGCGGTTCCAGGTGACGTAGTGCGTGGCACCGGTCGGCAGGGTCAGCAACATCACCTGCCGCGGCAGCGCCGCGCGGGCCTCCAGCTCGCGCACCGTGGCCAGGGTGAACCAGGCGCCGCCGTTGCTGCTGAGCGTGATCGGGCGCCCGTAGAGCTTGACGCCCTCCTGAATGATCAGCGCCCCGCTCAGGCTGCGTTCCTGTTCCTGCTCGACCGCGTTCCAGTCCCATTCGTCTATCCATTGCAACTGGTCACCGCCCAGGTCGGGATCATCCGCCAGGTCGATATCATCCAGGGTCAACGCCATTACAGAGCCCTCAGCCCGGCCTGCTCGAGGATGCCGAGCAGGTTGGTTTCGTCAGTGTCACTACTCACCGCCACGTCGACAGGCTGCCGGCCGGGCACCTCCAGGCGGATGACCTTGCTCGGCGCCTGCGCCTGTTGCTGCGGCGCGGGCTGTTGCTGAGCCTGCTGCTGGGCGTCGATGCGTTTCTGCTGTTCCTCGCGTTGCCGCTGCTGCGCCGTTTCGGCCTCGATCTGCCGGAGCATGCCAAGGGCGCGCGCGGCATTGGCCACCGCCTGGCTGTCGCCCTGGGCATTGGCCTCGGCCATCTGCGCCTCCAGCTCCCGCCGGCGGCTGGCGAAGCGGCGCCGCTCGATGTCCTCGGTGCGGCCCTGTAGGTTGTCCAGCTCGTCCTGCAGGGATTCCAGCGTGCTGCGCGTGGAGTCGCCCAGTTGCTCCATCCGCTGCTCGGCCGCGGCGATCGCCGATTCCAGGCTGCCCAGGTCCGAGTCATCGAGCAGGCTCAAGGCCCGGCGCATCGAATTGGCCGAGCGCACGAACTCGCGCGCCGTGAGATTGCCGCGCTCGTAGTCGGCCATCAGCGATTGCAGCGCGCTCTTCTGCCCGAGGAACGCCTGCTGCGCCTGCAGGCTGGCCTGCTGGGTCTCCAGCGCCCAGCGGCCGAGGCTGCTCATCATCGGGTTGGCCGCAGCGGACTGCAGCTCACCCAGCGAGCGCGTCACCCGGTCCAGCGAGTCGCGGGTGGATTCCAGGCTGCCGGTATCGATCGAGACGTCGACGCTGCTGATGCCGCGCAGCCGGTCGTAGAACTCCAGCGCCGCGGCGCTCATGGCGGCCAGCGGCTCCCGGGCGCGACTGACCACGCCCGAGAAGAAGCCCTCGAACGAGGACATATCGCGTTTGGCTTCCTCGCTGCCCTTGCGCCGCAGCTCCATGGCCTCGCCACTGGCGCGCCGTTCCTGCTCCATGCGCTTGCCGCTTTCGCGGCGCAGTTGCTCGCTGGTGACGATGGCGCCGCTGTCGGACTTGTTCTTGTCGTCCTGGGCCTTCTTGCTGCCCTCCAGTGCTTGCTTGAGTTCCTTCTGGCGGGAGGCGGCCTTGGCCAGCTCGGTGTTGTACTCAGCGGCGGTAACCTGGCCAGTGTTGTACAGCCCCTGCAGGGCCGTGCGGATGGCGGCTATGTCGCGATCCGTCTTGGCATCACTGATGGCCCGCTGAACGTCTGTCAGCGACTTGAGCTCACGCCCGAACACCTTGACGGTATCGCCTGCCTTGGCGCTTTCCTTCTCCAGTTCGCGGATGGCCACAGCCGCAGCGTTGTGCCCGTCCTGCCATTGCTGCAGGGTAATGATGCCGGCGTTGTACTCATCACGCAGGCGTACCTGTTCCTTGCGCAGTTGCTCCAGTTCAGTCGATGTGCGCTTAACGTCATCCGCCACCGTCACAAAGCCGCGGCGCTGCTCCAGCACCTGCATAGCCTGAGCGAGCTCATCGGCGGCCAGTTGCGAATTACGCAGGCCCGCCTCGACCTCATCGAGATCGGAGGCGGTCTCGGCAAAGCTGATCGCGGCAAGCGCCTGCTCCAGAGTGGCAATATTGGAGCGGAAGAACGCGGCAATCTCATTACCCGTCTGCTGCATCGAGCGGCGGGTTTCCTCTGCTGCTCGCTGTGCCGCTGCCACCTGCCGGTCTGCGCTACCTTCGGCAGCCTCCGCCACACTGCGCCAGGTGGCGGCAATATCAGAGCCATCCTGTGCCACTTGACTGGCCAGCATCTTCATCATGCCCAGGGCCGTATCGCGAGCACTTTCCAGGCCTTTAACGATCGCCTGCCCACCAAAGACATCCGGAATCGCTCGCGCAACCAAGGCCATACCCGACAGCGAAGCCGTGACCAGCCCTGTGAACGCCACTCCGATGGCTGAGATGCCCCCGGTAACCACGTTCACCAGCGCTCGCACCGGCGCCGTGATCAACGTAACCCAACGGCTGGCGGTGTCGATCTTATCGCCGAAGTTGTCCAACCAGCGCGTGGCATCGTCCGTCAGCGACTTGAAGTCGATTTCCAGCAGCTTCTTGGCGAACTCCTCGACGCGCTCTGCGCCCTCAATGAAAGCCTTGCTGATCGCCTCAGCCAGGCGATCGAGGCGGCCATCGTTGGCCATCTCGTCCAGGTAGTTGCTCAGCTCCAGCAGCTTGCGCTGCATGAACTCGAACGCACCAGCATTCTTCACCCGCTTGGTAAAGTCGCCGATCTGTTTGTCGATCGTCTTGAGCAGCCCTTGGAAGGTGCCCATCTTTGCAGCCGCTGCCGAGCCGCCGTAGGCTTCGGTCAGCATGTCCATGATGATGGCCTGCGCCTCGGCCGTTTTGCCGGTGGCCTCCAGCTGCTTCAGCAAACGCTTCTGGCCATCCTCCAACTTGAAACCTTGCCGGCCCAAGGTCGCAATGGCTTCGGACGGCGACTGCAGGGCCCGCCCCACGATCTCTGCCGACTGCTCGACACTGATGCCCAGGCGCTGCTGCTGATCGATGATGATCTGCATGGCGCGCGGGAATTCGGTCGCCGCCACGTCGGTGTAGGACAGCAACCTCGTCTGCGCGGACTGGATCTGCTCAGCGGTCAGCATCGAATTGTCTTCGAGCCGATCAGCCATTTCCTGCAACTGTTGGGTCGTGAACTCGGCCTGGCGGCCTGTCGACGCAAGCGCCGCCTCCAGTTGGGCGAGTGCCTGCTGCTCTTCTGAGCCAGAATCCGCAACGACTCGGATACCCTGCGCCACCAGGCGCAGCCCGCGCTGTACCAAGCCCACCGCAGCGTTGAAAGAAACATAAGCGGCGGCGAAGGCGATCACCTTCTTGGCGCCATTTTCGAGCGCCTGGCTAACCGCCCCTTGGCGGGAAGCATGCTCCGCAGCTGCACGTGCCGCCGCGTTCTGCTCGCGCTGGGCGGCCTTGAGCTGGGTGTTGTTATCGGCGAGAGCCTTCTTGGCCTTGTCTACCTCGCCAGCCAGGCGTTGCTGCTCATCACCCAGCTTGTCGGTGTCGATGCCGGCCGCCTGAGCGGACTTTTTCGCCTCGTCCAACTGAGTGGACAAACCATTCAGTTGACGACGCGCCCGCCCAGCCTCGCGCTCTGCTTCCTTAAGCGACTGCTGCAGGCCTGCAGCTTCCGGCGTCTTGTTCAGCGCCTCGCGCAGATCCTCGACTTGCTTCTCGGTCTGCTCGAGGTTGCGCTGCGCCTGGGCGACAGCGCGCCCGGTTTGCTCCAGCGCCTTGCCCAGGCCTTGCGCTTCCTTCGCCTTATCCAGAGCCTGGCCAAGCTCTTCGGTCTCTTGCCGCAAAGCGTCCAGTGCTTCGGTGGAGGACTTCGCGGCCGGCGACAGCTCGTCCTTGCCGCGCAGGACAAACTGGATCATGCGGTCCTTGATCGACATGCACATTTCTCCGGGTAATAAAAAACCCGCCGAAGCGGGTTCATGTAAGAGATGAGATTTAGGACATGGATACGGTTATCGATGACTCACTTTCGTGGAGCGGCAGATGCACCCGGATGCATAAAGAGCTGGATGTCGAATCCATCTACTACGCGCTCCAGCTTGGTGCCCTTTCCATTATCTTCTGCGCCAGCTAAGACATAACCCACGGTTTCCTTTGGCAAAGCCAGAATGTTCTTGAAGGTAACAGTTACTGCATTCGATTTTGAAGAAGCACGCTTACTATCAAGCGTGCCCCCAGCCTCGACTCCTTCGCTAACTGCGGGCGCCGACAGGTCGACCTTCAAGCCTGTATCAACACTGCTGCTCGCTGCAATGTTGAAGGTCACCGTGGCGGTCTCAGCGATCAAGCCGGTTTTTGCATCACCTTGCGCAGCCCGCATAGCAGCCAGGCCTTGGCCTACCTGCGTCATTGCGTCAACCAATGTGATCTCGCTCGGCTTCGATACTTGCTGGAGACAGCCTGTAAGCATTACTGCGCAGAACACAATCCCAAATAGCTTGTACATGATTTGCTCCTTGCTCGCATGAATGGCAAAAGGCCACTCATTGAGCGTAGTACGAGATCCAAAAGCTCAAGCTGTAGTCGGGAATGTCCTCAGAACGGAACACAACGACTATATAAGGCTATCCGTACAGCAGGCTCTGAAGGCCATCAAGCCCGCGGCAGGCGGTTGCCAGCCTGTCCGACCAGGCGCTCCGTTACAGCCTGCAGCAGGCGCGGCAGCAGCTCAGGTTGAGCGCCGGACGGGTCGGCAATCCAGTTGGGGATCTGCCCGACCGGCGTGATGATGTGGTCCTCGGGGATCTCGCGCAGGGTTATACGGCCGGCGCTGTCCAGCAGACACATGAAGCGGTTACCGGCCAACATGCCCCGCAGCAGCGAGCCGGGGTCCGGCTGAGTGCTCGGTGCCGCTGGGGCCTGCTGGAACTCCAGCACCTGGTCCAGCCACTTGCCGAACTGGCTCGCACGCTCCGGCGCGGCCATCAGCATGGCCTGGCGCACAGCGCTCATCTTCAGGATGTTGAGCTGCTGCGCCCCTACCATGCGCTTCTGATGCTGGCCAGCCGTCAGCCGGCGCACGATCACGTAGGAGTTGCGCAGGCCCAGCGCCAAGGCAACGTCCGAGGCCACCAGCCAGGGCATGCCATCGAGCCGCAGGATGCGCAGGCGGCGCCCTTCATAGTCCAGCGTCAGCAGTTCCTGCTCGGCAGGTGCTGGCAAGCCGGGCGCATTGAGCGCCTTGCGTTCCATGTCGATGAAGTAGCGGCGAGCCATCCGGCCCTGCTCATTGTTCTCCACCATCGACAGCTCTTTGGCCATGTCGAGGGTGAGGTGGTAGTCAACGCTACGGCGATCACCGCCACGGCCTTTTTTGATTTCACTTTTTGGTGAAACCAAAGAAAAGTCCTGATTTACCTCGAACCCATACTGGCCGATGCGTTGCTTGATCCAGTCCGAGAACTGTTTGCCGTTCTGGAGGAAGGCATGCAATTCACGCCCATCGCAGGCCTGCACCGGCACACCGCCGATCACACCATCGAACACGCGCACCAACTGTTGCGCACCGCTCTGTACCACCGTAGTATTTCCCATGTGAATCAACTCCAAATGATTTACACCGAAGCCCCGGCCCGCTATGCCGGGGCTTTTCTTTTGCAGCGTCACGCTGCCTCCTGCATCTTTTTCGACTCCTCCAGCCTCACAACCACCTCAGCAGTGAAGCTGCGACGATTGGTGGCTGCCTGCTCTTGAAGCCAAGCCTTCAAAGCATGGGGAATCCGAACATTGACTTGCGTATCTGCTCTGCTCACTTCAAACATCCTTGATGTATTACGGTGATGCATAGTTATAGAACGGTGATGCATTGCCGTCAATAGCACCGTGATGCATCCTCGTGTTCTGTTAATCAGAACTACTCCCATGAGCCGCACAGATCCACAGTTCAACCTTCGTATCCCCGCAGCCCTTAAGGCGCAGGTGGAAGATGCTGCGAAGCACAACAAGCGCTCAGCAACCGCTGAAATCATCGCGCGCCTTGAAGCAAGCTTTATCCGTGACGACGAGGCCTATTACGAGGCCATGGATAACCACGGAAATACCGAGAAGATGACAAAACCCGAGCTAGAGTCAGTGCTGGCTGAAATGCAGAGCCTCATCACCTTGGCCGTAGCTAAGGCCAAAGCTCGGAAGGATTAACCCCTCAGCCAAGGAGCGGTCATGGAACCCCTGATTTTTTTGGTTTCAGTGCTCATCATCGGCGGGCTCGCATGGCTCACATACAGGCGAGTAGCACCCAGGAAACCCCGCATCCTTGTATCCGGCGCATCTCCAGCCGCAAACGCAGGCGCTCAGACTGAATACGAGTTTGACGCCTCTGAGTACGAGTACGAGGCAGACGATAACGAAAACGAGCCCGACGACGAGAACGACGAGTTCTGGACGAAATACGGCATGCCTGCGGTGACCACTCTTCACTTCACTTACGAAGACGGAACCGATAAGCACTCTGAGCGGCTCGTTGACGTCAAGTTATTCGCAGAATCCGCATGGGGGCCACAGTTAATAGGGCATTGCCACACCCGCAATGCCACTCGCACCTTCAAGGTCGACCGCATCAAGAACTGCGTGGATGAGACCAGCAACACCAATGTGAACGACGTCTACGATCATCTCTGCGATCTGTACGAGAAAACCCCCGAGTATTCGTATGAGAGCGTGCTTGAAAAGAGTCAGGATATGTTGCGCGCCCTTCTGTACATCATGGAGTACAGCGGGCACCAAGAGCATCAGCGCGCCATCGTACTAACCGCGCTTTGCAAGAAGTGGTCTGGCGACGAGCGAATAGAAGCCCGTCACATCGCACCCTTCGTTGTTCAGCACCGAAGGGCATCAATCCAAGCCTTCCGGCTTATTGCGGGAAGAGTCAGCAAAAGCCTTCCGCCCTCTCAGCAGCCTGGCTTCCTAGCGCTCGCCTCGAAGCTTGCCACCCAATTTGGGCCAACAAACAGCTACAACCAGGAAGCTCTGGATTATCTGAAAAAGCGCTTCGCCAAGCCTGAATAAGCCGTCCCTGGCTCAACAGCATCAAGCCGTAGGCTCAGGCTGCTTACGCTGAACTGGCACGGACGCGGCTTCGCCCTCTTGAGTAGCGAGGGTATTAGTTATCCCCGCAGCATTTTTATTCGCGAGCTTCTCATTCAGGTGCTCACGTACCGACTGCTTGGTAAGCACTCGGGAGGACTCGACAGCAGCCTCAACTGACTGTCCTGCCGCAGTAAGCAGCAGAACCGTGTCCAGCGCCGTGTCTATGCCCGCCATCGCGACCCTTTCAACACCATCTTTCATCATAGGGATGGTCTGAAATAGCCATGCATTTCTGGCTGACTTCAGCCACCGCCGATTTTGAAAGAGGCGAGCCGATCAAAATTGAGCGGACACTCGCTCATTTCGGTGCTTTCAGCTGCGGCGAGGACCTCGCGGCGGCCATTTCCCGCATCACAGACGCACCTCTCCTGTGGTCGACAGCAAATGTCGGCGGGCCATCCACAGATTCGACAGGGCAAACAGCGTCATCATTTGCGCAGCATTCTTGGCCAATCCACGGAAGCGCACCTTGGTGTAGCCAAACTGCCGCTTGATCACTCGGAATGGATGCTCAACTTTCGCCCGCACCTGAGCCTTGGCTTTCTCGACCTTGCGGATCGCTTTGTACAAGGCACTGTGCTTGCCATGCTTCTTGTAGGTGCTGCGCCGAGCCGCGATCTGCCAGATGACTGGGCGGCCTTCATGTTCAGGGCGCTTTTCGACTCCGGTGTAGCCAGCGTCCGCGCACACCACGTTTTCCTCGCCGTGCAGCAGTTTGTCGACCTGGGTGATGTCCGCGACATTGGCGGCGGTCACCACCACGCTGTGCACCAGGCCCGAGTCTTCGTCGGCACCGATGTGGGCTTTCGCGCCGAAGTAATACTGGTTGCCCTTCTTGGTCTGGTGCATTTCCGGGTCGCGCTTGCCGTCCTGGTTCTTGGTCGAACTCGGCGCATGGATCAGCGTGGCATCGACGATGGTGCCCTGGCGCAGCGACAGGCCCCGGTCACCCAGGTAGCCATTGATCACCGCCAGAATCCCCGCCGCCAACTCATGCTTCTCCAGCAGGCGGCGGAAGTTGAGGATGGTGGTTTCGTCGGGAATACGCTCCAGGCTCAGGCCGGCGAACTGGCGCAAGATCGTGGTCTCATAGAGCGCTTCCTCCATCGCCGGATCGCTGTAGCCGAACCAGTTCTGCAGCAGATGCACGCGCAGCATCGCCATCAACGGGTATGCCGGACGACCGCCTTCGCCCTTCGGGTAATGCGGCTCGATCAGGGCGATCAAGCCCTTCCACGGCACCACCTGATCCATCTCGATCAGGAACAACTCCTTGCGGGTCTGCTTGCGCTTGCCGGCGTACTCGGCGTCGGCGAAGGTCATCTGCTTCATCGGAAAACTCGGGCAACGGGAGTGGCGTATTTCATCAGAAACGGGAAGTCTTCTTCAGGGTTTCCATAGGTATCACCGTTGCCTAAATAGCCCTCCTGCGGAATGCTAGGAGGTGCCGCCAACAGCATACGCCCAACAAAAAGCCCTAGGCTACATGGCCAAGCGCTTCAAGCTGCCTCAGGAATAAAGGGATCGATCATGGAACCACTCAGCACCACCACAGCCCTCGCCGCGACCATCGGCCTGATCGGCCAGTTCAAGTCCGGCCGCGACAGCGCCAAGAGCCAGAGCTTCGACGAATTCATGCAGTGGCTGGCCGAGAGCAACCATGCGGAGCTCAAGTCGCTGATCGAGGCGAACCACGGCACGACGATCAGCATCAAGGCCATCCTGAACCAGAGCCAGGAGGTGCTGAGCGAAAGCCTGAGCCGCATCGACAGCGCGCTTGCAGCCATCACGACCGCCCTCGTCGGCTTTGGTGAATTGAGCAAGAGCATTCGGCCGAACGCTGTGCTATCCGAGCAAGCCATCGGCCTTCTGAGACAAATTGATGAAGCCCAGGCCAGCAAAGTATTGCTAGTTGAGTTTCTAGACACAGGATCAGAGCTATTGCTTCTAGATGGTTCAGGGGAAGGCATCGATATCCCGGAACCGCGCTTCCTTGAAGCGGACATGAAAGCGCTAACCGACGCTCGGCTACTGATCCCCGGTCGCAACTCCAGCGGTAAGCCTATGTGGACATTCACTCGAGAGGCAGCCGCATTTGTTGCGTCACTTCCCAAGTGATCTAGCTAAAGCACTCTGAGGCCAGATCAGCCGGAACGACGGCGCGTCAACGGTATAGTGATCTGTACCTACTAGCCCAAAGCCCATCGGTCGGTTCCAGTTGTTTGCCGAAACCAGCGTTGGCCCTGGATAGATGCACAGTTTCTATACCAAAAGGGATGTAGTAGCTTTTTGCCACTCAAACAATGACCATGGAGGTCATATGAACAGCAAGCCGGAAGTCAATATCACCGATGCCATTCATCAAACCAACAACACCCTTCTCGCATTGGCTAATGTGCTCTCGAAAGTCGCACCCGAGTTAACCAAGGGTTATCTCGGCATGGCAATCCATGCCTGTCGTCAAGCCAATTCCGGCGATCATCTGCCGACAGAAATATTTCAGAAATGCTTCCCTGGCGCGCCATTGCCCATCGCGCTGTCCCCAGAGGATTTTGCCAAAAAGGTCCAAGAGGCCCAGGAAAGCAGCCGGACGTAAAGCAGAAGCCCCGCATTTGCGGGGCCTCTTCGAGGACGTTCAGTCCTCACTTTGCGGCTTGTGCTTCTGTGGGGGGCCGAACTTCTCAAACGCCCTCGGGACTACAAATACCGCCACCATACCTACCAAATCTACGGCGGCGATCACGCCTGCCACCACAGGTGCGAAAGGCGCCACAATGGCCGCAGCTCCAAGCCCAGCGATAGCGATACCGAATCCCATCCACTGACCACGGCGATCCTTCTGGATTGCACCATTCAAACTGAGTCGCTGCATGTCATGGACATGCCTCTGATCGTCCACAGCCATCTGCACGATATGCTTACGCGTCTCGGGATCGAATTTATTCAATTGATCCGGATGGGGTAACGGGCCGCTAAAGCTTTCGCTCTGCATGGCCATCTGAAGCATGAACTGACCACCGGAGGGTGGCAAAACCTCGCTAAGCTTTTTCTGCTCAGCCTCCGTGAGCCCCCCAGAACCGAGCTTGGCGAGCAATCTCGTCAGCTCAGTTTCCTGAGCGGGGCTCAGGACATCCAGCTGGCCTGAGTCATCAGGCGCGTCGGGCAAACTCTCGGACTGTGGCTTCTGCATTGCGCTCAATTGCCTTGTTGATCCTGCCACCTACCGCACGCCATGTGGCGCCCAAGCGCTGACTAGTAGTGCCCCTTGGCAGGTACTCGGAGTAATCACCATTGGGGAGGATCTCCATCACACTCCCCATAGCCAAGAGCAAATCCCCCTCAAGCGTTCTGGGTTTCATGAGCATTCTCCTACTGGCACAAAAGCCCGGTGGTCAAACCAGCCGGGCCATTCAAATTTTCGTGCTCACATCATTACGCACGTTGAACTCCACTTCAACATCCGTACGTGGAAAAGTGTTACGAGCCGCACGACCCAGCTGGGTCGTGCGGCAGGCTAGCAGCGCGTTCGACCCACCACAATCGAAAAATACGCCGCTTGGATCTACTCCAACGAGAAACGCATCTGATAGCCGTTGCCGGTTTGGTGCTCCTGACGGCGCACGGTTAGCGTGACGTCGCCGACCGTAGTCGTCGCTTCACGCCCACCGGTAATCGCCGACGAGATGGCCGAAGGAAGTCGTTTGCCCAACGCGTTGGTGCTCAAGCGTTGCGAAACCTGCAGGAAGATCTTGTTCGCTTCAGACATCGCTTGCGGTGGGTTCACGTCCAATATCACCTGGAGGATCGAGGCGTTGCCGGCGTGGCCTCGGGCTTCATAGGAAAGCTGATGCAGGGGGCCAACACTGTCACGACCGAAACCCCGTATCTGGCTGGCACAACGCCCTTGCCCTTCATCATCCACTTGCCAGCCATTGGTTGGCAGTTGTTCTACAGCCAGGTAATTACAGACCACAGCGGGATCGCTGGAGGGCAGCGCCGCGTGGGCAATCCCGCAGCAAAACATTGCGATCATCAGCACAACTTTATTCATACATTCATCCTTATCGCTGGAAGTGCGCGGGCAAGGCCTATGCCCTGCCACCGCATATTCACCATGCATCAGGTCATTGAGAACCCAAACGCCACCTAGGCCGCCTCGCTGACGATGTTCATCTCTCCGAGCGTTACGCCGCCACCTTCTCCGCCTGGCGAATGGTGTAGTACTGCGACAGGTCTTCGCCGGTGCGGGTGTAGTCCTGCAGCAGCTCGAAGGTCACGCTGTAGGAGACATACTCCTCACCGTTGAGCGGCAGCTCGGCGATGTCGTCGAACTTCACCCGCCACAGCGTTGCGTCATACGGCAGGCCATCCTGTGCATCGTTGAGCCCCGCGAAGTGCAACTGCTGCTCGGTCGGCGCCGACTTGAGGATCTCGGCCACGCTGGCTTTGATCTTGGTGTAGCCAGCGATCACGCCGCGGCTACCGATCGCGGAGCCGGCGGGCAACTGGATGCCGTAGGGCGTGACGATGTAGTCGACGCCAGCATCCATTTCATCACCCGCCGCCACGGTGATGGTGAATGCATCATCAGCCACGAAGTCGCTGCTGCCCGCGGTAATGGTGAAGCTCAGCCCGGCCGCGCTGAACGCCTCCCCGACCGTGCCGGTACCCAGTACCTGATCGCCAGCATCCAGCAGGGCGAACTCGGTGGCGCTGGTGAATTCGACGGCGTAGGCGCCCGGCACCGCTCCGTTGACTGCCACCGTACCGATGGTGCCATCGCCGGCATTGCCGGACTCCGCGACGGCGCTGGCGGTAGCCGGCGGCGAAACGATGGTGACCGGCTGCGTAGTATCCACCAGGTTCCTGAACACGATGTGCTCGGCCGCGAGGCCGCCAGTAGGGTGAGCCTCACCCTCGACCGGGCCAGCCTGCACGCCCGTGACTACCGCGCGGATGACCAGCGCGAGCTGCGCCGGGCCGCAGTCGTACAGGGTGAAGCTGCCGGTGATGCCTGTGATCTGGCTCTTGGCGTTGTTGTTACCGATGCCCGTGCGGTAGTTGCGCAGGGTTTTCTTGTCGGCGGCGTGCTGGATGGTCAGGGCGGTGGAGTTGCCGACCTCGACAACACCGCGCTGGCTCTGCCACGGCTTGGCGCTGAGCACGCCGAAGCCCATCAGCGAACGATCTTGTGCATGGATCATGTGTTTCTCTCCTTGGGCCGCTACTTGAGCGGCTGAACGTAGGTGATTTGCAGAGGCATGACGTGGGCGGCCCAGCGCCGGCCCTCACCGGGCGGCACGGGCGTCTCCTCTTGGAAACCGGCTGACTGGACACCGCCGACGGTCTCCAGCCCGCATTTCATGCCGGCGGTGGCGAGCTTGACGGCGAGCCGGGTGGCGCGCAGGCCGGCGGCGTACCGGCGTTTCTTGCTGACCAGCACGATGCTGACCACCACCTGCTCGCGCAGGCTGTTGGGCATACGCGGGTGCTGGCCGGCGATCTCGCCGACGGTGCCGGGCTGCAGGACGATGAATTCATCCGGCAGCGCCGCATCATCAGCGTCGAGCAGGGTGCGCACGTCGCCCTCCTCGACCGGCTGGATATCCGCCAGCCGGGCGATCAGCGCCGTGATGATCTCGCTCTGGACGTCTCGGATTGGCATGTCAGGGCACCACGTAGAAGGTGATCAGGTGGCCGTCGTCATCGGCGATGCCGTCGATGTGCCAGGCGCGCCCGTCCATGACGAAGGCGCCCTTCAGATCGAGCGGCTGCAGCAGGTGTCTACGCACGCAATGCGTGCGGACCCTGTCGATGGCGCCGGCGATGGCATCGACGCGCTCGGCATCGAGATCGACGATGACGGGCACGCCCTCGGCCAATACCTCGCCCGTGCGGGAGAGGTAGTCGGCCGTGCCGTCGTTGAGGCTGTCCATCACTGCATCGTCGAGCGCGGCGATGCAGTCACCGAAGCCGGCCATGGTCAGACGGTCAGCTCGATGACCGACAGCGGGCGGGTGCACAAGTGCAGCGGGTTGGACTGCGCCTCGCCGTCGACGCCCTTGTCGAATTTCATGCGCTCGAGCTTGGAGTAGTACGGCATGCCCTCGGTGTTCACCGTCTCCATGTAGTCGGCCGGAGCGAAGGCGCTGATGAACAGCTCCGGCACGCCTTCCGGCACCACGTGGGCGCGGTCATCAGACACGAACGGCTGGCCGCTCAGCTTGCCGCGGTAACGCTCCCAATAGATGCCGCCGTGCTCGAAGCCCTTGCGCCGATCACCCCGCAGAGACGCCGCTGCCTCGCTCGCCAGGTAGGTGTCGCGAACCTTAGGGTGGGAGGTAAGCTTTTCCCAGAAGACCTTGCCGCAGTATGCATGGGCGCCCGTACTGGTGACATTACCGAGGGCATCTTCCTGGCGATCCAGCACCTCGACACAACGCACGCTCACGTCGGTATCAGGGTCATCCAGCTCCATGCTGAAGGCTGCGGGCCGTGCAATGCCGAAGCGCTGGAAGATGTCCAGCAATACCGACTCGCCATCGGCATCGATCACCAACCCCTTGATGGCACCAATGCGCTGGTACTCGTGGGTCAGGTCGAGCTGCAGACGCGTTTTCTCGATTCGCCGAGCGACATAGGCCTGGACCTGCTCCAGTTCGGTCAGGCTGCCACGGGCACGGATGCCCTGGATTTCATCCGCGAGAATCTGGAAGGTCTGCGGCAGGTGTACGGTGTTGAACGGGATCAGGGAGCGCTTGTCGGCAATCACGATCTGACCACCGGCACCGCGGGGCTTGGCTTCGACCAGTTGCAGGGTCATGCCGTCCTTCTCGATCTGCACGACGGTGCTGGTGACGCCACGCTCCTCGAACAGGTTCGCCGCGGCGATCTGTCCCGGCACGACGTGGTCTTCGTTGATGACGGCGAGCAGCTCGTCAACGCCGAACGCCTCGTCCTGGAAAATGCTGATTTCGGCCATGGTGGGCTCCTAGAAATGCGAAGCCCCGCAGATGCGGGGCTTGGGGATCAGTGGAAAGGGGTTGGTGGTCAGGGACGAACGATGATGCCCTTGGCGAGCAGATCGGCGCGGCCATTGGTGTCCAGGCCGATGAGCAGGCGCTCGATCACCTCGGCGTCACGCAGCACGCCAACGGCCCGAACGTCGTTCACGCTCGCATCCACCGAGGCGTACAGGATGCCACTGGCGGAGCGGCGGCCATCGTCGGTGCCGTCGTCGTCATAGGCGGTGTACTCGCCAAGGTTGGCCTGCACCGCAAGGGTGAAGCCGTCGCCTTCGGCGAAGTCGGTTGCGCCAGCAGACAGAGTGAAGGTCAACCCGCCACCGGTGAACGCCTGGCCAACGGTGCCGGCACCTACGACCTGCCCAGACGGGTCGACCAGTTCGAACGCGCCGCCATCCTCCACGGCCTCGGTGATGGTCAGCAGGTAGTTGCCGGTGACGGCCGCACTGGTGACGGTCACCGAACCGATGGTGCCGTTACCGGTATTGCCACTGTCGGCGGTAGGTGTCAGTGCGTTGGAGGCCGTGATCAGGGCGATCAGCGTGCCGGCGACCAGGACGCCGGAGCCGGCGCCGATTACCACCTCCTCACGGCTACGGGTGCCATTGGCCTCCGAGAGGAGGAACTCGCCGGCGTACGCGCCTTCGGTTTTGATGGTCATGCTTTGTTTCCTCCTTTAGAGGCTTGGTTGCGGCGCCGGGCGTAGATCTCGCTCGGTGTCGGGGGTTGGTTAGCGGAGGCTTGCGGCGCGTCATCGAGTGGCGGACGGTTGTCGATCTCGACCTGGCCGCTGCGCTGGGCGATCTTGTCGAACAACTTCGCCCGGGCCTGTTCGCCGGTCAGACCAGCTTCGATCAGCGCCTTGGCTTCGTCCGGCAGTTTTGCCACCAGGCACGCAGCGCGGACGTCTTTCGCGCGGGCCAGGTGAGCCTGCACCATCTCGGAACTAGCCAGGGCGCTGGCACGGATCAGGTACGAGAGGCAGTTGCTCAGGCCAGCCTGCTCGCAGTCCCTGGCCAGCTGGGCAGCCAGCTCGGCGGCTTCCGGGGTATCCGGCACCGGGTCGGGCTCAGGGGCTGGCTCGGGTGTTGGATCGGGTTCTGGTTCGGGGGTGGGCGCCGCTTCCGGTTCACCGACCAGGCGCAACGCGGCCTCGGGCACGTTGCGGTAGCGGTTGAGAATCTTGCCCAGCGGTGCGTTGTTCACCAGCGGCTCGGCTTCGCCGAACACTTCGTCGACGAAGCCGTGGGCCTTGGCCTCGGCAGCGGTCAACCAGGTGGTGTCGTTGATCATCCGGCGCAGCTCAGCGTCGTCGATGGTCAGCGCCCGGTGCTGGTAGCTGGCCACGATGCCCTCGAACGCCTTGTCCATCATGTCGGCCATCTTGCGCAGCTCGTCGCTGTCGCCGGCCATGAAGGTCCAAGGGTTGTGGATCATGAACATGGCATTGTCGGCCATGGTCACGCGGTGCGCCCCGCACACGGCCACGCTGCCGGCACTGAAACAGGCGCCGTCGATCTGCCCGGTGCAGCGCTCGCCCAAGGCGCGCAGCGCGTTGTGGATGGCGATGCCATCGAAGAGGTCGCCGCCCACCGTGTCGAAGTGAACCAACACCGGCGACACGCCGTCGTCAAGCTCTTTCAGGTCACGGATGAAGTCGCCGGAGGTCACGCCCCAGAAGCCGATCTCACCGTAGACGTAGACCTCGATGGTCCTGCCACCCTCCTCGCCGGCGGCCTGGATGCTGTACCAATGTTCGGCGTTGAGATCGGGCGCCCCTTCGGCACGGTTGAAGATGCGCGGCTGCTCCAGGGGATTGATGCCCAGGCTACCCAGCATGATCGCCAGCGCCAGGCGGTAGGTCTGTTTGTTCATCGGGTTTCCTCTTTCTCGGCGGCCAGCGCAGCCGTGTCGGTGGTGTAGTCGAGCCCGAGCTCGGCGGCCCGGGCGTTGTCGTCGGCGTTTTCCTGGTCGATGACCTCGGCGTCATAGCCGCTGCGCAGCGCGTGTTCACTGCGGCTGGCAAGACCGCCCTTGATCTCCAGCAACTTGCCCTGGACGTCCTGCACGGGGTGCATGTAGGCCCAGCCCTGGGGCACCCAGCGCGTGCGCAGGTAGTCGCGCCGCTTCACCTGGTAGTCCGGCAGGTCAATCGCACCAGAGAGCCAGGCAGCATCGAGCCAGGCAGCGCGAACGGGACGGCACAGCTGGTACACGTACACGCCGAACTGCAGCTGCTCGATCCGCCGGCGGAATTCGTTGAGCAGCACGCGCAGCACGCGGTCGCTGATGTCGGCCATGTCTCCGGTCAGCAATTCGTATGGCAGTTCGATACCCGCCGCGGCGGCCAGCAGTTGCTGCCGCATGAAGTCGACGTAGGTGTTGCCGGCATCCGGCGGGTCGGAGAAGACCACCTCCTCACCGTCCATCAGCTCCTGCATCGTGCCGGGCTCCATGGCGACCATCGGCACGCCGTCGGAGTCGCTCTCGAAGGGCTTCCCTGTCAGCGGGTCTGTCGCCGTTTGCCCTTCCGGACGGGGCTTGGTGATGAAGCCCGCGAAGAGGTTCGCCACTTCCTGCCGGAACAGCACGGCGTCGTCGTAGTTGTCCAACGACTTGAGCCGCAACAGGACCGGAGCCAGGCGAGGAATGCCGCGGAGCTGGCCTCCCTCGAGCGGCTCGAAGATGTGCAGCACCTCGCTGGCGGGGATGCGGTGCAAAGCGTTGTAGGTCGCCCCGGCAGCGCGGGGGTCGCCCGGGTGGCTCTTCCACATCCAGTACGCAACACGCCGCCCGACCTGGTCGAACTCGATGCCGGCCCGCACGACGTTGCCGCGGCGGGTGACGAAATTGCGGTCCAGCGGGACGAACTCCGGCGCGAGGATTTGCAGTTGCAGCGGCACAGCCAGCCCGTCATCCGCGCGGCGATAGCGGAGCCGCACGAAGCACTCGCCGGACTCCTCGACCATGCGGGCGATGACGTTCTGCTGGCCGTAGAAATCGGTCAGGTTGTCGGCGTCCGATTCATCTACCCAGTCGCTCCACAGTTGGCTCAATGCGCTGCGGATCGGCGCATCCTTGATCTGCGCCCGCGGTGTGATGCCCGTGCCGATCAGGCTGCTGACACGTTTGGAAATGCCGCTGGCTGCCCAGGGGTTGTTCCGCACCGCGGCCTTCGAGCGTTTGCGCAGGGTTGGCAGCGCGGGGATGGCAACGGCGTTCAGCGCTGCATCCGGAGCATCCCAGCCCTGGGAGCGGCGGCCCTGACCGGCGCCTTCGTAGCTGTTCACCACCTGCAGGCGAACAGGTTTGGCACGAACTCGGTAACCCATCATGCCCCCTTTCCACGGCTGTAGAGCCGCACCTGGCGCGGTTGGCCGGCGCGGGATTCACGAGCGGCGTCGGCCTCGTACTGCGATTCGAGTGCGCGCAGGCTGGCGAGCGCTGCGCGGTCCAACCGGCGGTCGCCCTTGCTGACACTCTGCCCCTTGTCGAGGATTTCCTTGATAGACGCCCGGACCTCGTCCAGGCGCTGTTGTGCGCTTGCCATGGGGCGCCCTCTTGTCATCGTTTCAGGTAGGCGCTGCGGGATACCCGGCGCGGCATTGGTTTGGTAGCAGGCTTGCTCGGCGCCGATGCAGCCGGGCTGGGCTTGGCATCTTCGGCAGGCGCTGGGGTACTGCCCGGCGTCGGCTGGGAAAACAGGCTGCCCTGGCTGACGGCGCCGCGGAGCTTGGCCCACTCAGCCTCGTGGTAGCGGTGCAGCCCCAGGAACTGGGCGGCAGCCTGGTTGTAAACCAGCAGGTCGAGCACTTCGTTGCGCTCGGCCTTGCCCTTCACCCAGACGGTGCGCTTGTAGCCCTTCACATAGACGGTGACCTTGCGCTCGGCCACGGCCTGCTCGTAGAAGTCGTCGGGCAGGTCAGTGGAGAAATGCAGCGCGCCAGGCCCTTCGGCGAACGGGTAGCGGTTGTATATCCAGTCCTTGGCGGTGTCGGTACCGATGATCCATAGCTCGGCGCCCTGCTTTTCCGTCTGGCCGTTGTGCTTCACGTCGACCTTCGACGGACGTTGCGCCAACACGGGTCGGCCGGGCTTGCTGGCCCCCTTCACGGCGAACACGTTGCGCCAGCGGCGCAACCGGGTGAACTGGTAGACCTCGTCGGTGTGGTGGCCACCGGAGTCGATGGCCGTGGCGCAGATGGCCATTTCAACGCCGGAGGCGTGCCGGTACCGGCGCTTCAGCCGCTCGTCCAGCGCATGCCAGGTACGCTCGTCAGCCGGGTCGCCAGCCACCACCTCGAAGTCCACCACCCAGCGCTCTAAGCCCTCACCCCAGCCGATCACCAGCATTTCCAGGCGGTTATGCTGCACGTCCACCGAGGCGGTCAGGATGAGCCCCCCGGGCGGAACCGCGCCCAGGCGGTAATCCTCGGCACGGGCTTTCAGCTCGGCGGCCTTGGTCATCTCCTGGGCGGCATCCCACACCAGCGCCAGGCGGTTGTTGTAGAACACCTGCATGGGCTCGTTATCGCCACGGTCGGCGGCCACCTTGGCCTTGTCGTATTGCTTGGCCAGGCTCTGCCAGGAAAGCCAGCCCAGCGGCGAGTACAGGGCATTCAGGTGGAAGCCCACCGTCTCGCCGTCGCCCTTCGCCGTGGCTCGCCACTCGCCAGCCATCAGCATGGCCGTCTTGTGGTGCTCCTCGATCAGGGCGCCGCAGTCCGGGTTGCTGCACAAGTAGTCGACGCGCGTGTAGTCAGACGACCACTTGAGGTTCGCCCACTCCAGCACCTGGTGATGCCCGCAATGGGGGCATGGCACGAAGTATCTGCGCTTGTCGCTGACCTCGTAGAGATCGTCGATACGCGAGACGCCCTTGAGCGTCGGCGAGCTGGAGAAGTAGAACTTCGACTTGCGACCGAACGTTGTGCCGCGCGCCTCGGCCAGCTCGATGGGATCACCTTCGCTGTCGACGTCCACGTCCCAGCGATCGATCTCGTCGCCGTAGATGTAGCGGGCCGCAAGCTCTGCCAGGTTGGCGGCCGAGCCGGCCGTGGTGCAATACAGGGTGCCGCCCTCGAATTCCTTGGTGTCGAGGGTGTTGCGAGCGTCGCGCGAGCGGGGCTTGGCGACCCTGCTGGACAGCTCCGGTACAGCTTTGATCGTCTTGTCGATCCGGCTGGAAACCCGGCGAGCCAGCTTCTCGCTGGGCAGCAGCGCCAGGATGTTGGCCGGTGCCATGTGGATGTTGCCGCCGATCCAGTTGAGCGCAATCTGCGTTTTCATCATCTGCGAGGCGACCATGGTCACCACGCGCTTGCACGGATGCAGCGGTGACAGGCAGCGCATCGGCTCACGCGCGAATGGCGTACGGTCGGTGTGGTACTTACCGGGCTCGGCCGCGCCGGTGTCCTTCGGAATGCGCTGGTATTCGTCAGCCCATTCGTCGATCCACAATTCGGGGTCCAGCTGCAGGCCCCGCTGGTATGCCGCACGGTACGTGGCGGCACCGTCGGCATACGGGTGTTGCATGGTTAGTTCGGCTCCTTCGCTCCCTGTTCCAGCTCGCTGTCCAGTCGCACCAGGCTGGCGGCATCCTCGAGGACGCTGCGCAGCAGCTCGGTCAGGCGACGCTCCATTTCCCAGGTGTCGGTGATGGCAACCAGTTCGCCGGCCACCTTGGGTGGCAAGCCGAGCACCAGATCGCGTAGCGTGCGGGCGGCAGAGAAAGCGGCACGATCAACCGCGGCGCGTTCAACCAATTCGCCGCGCCCCTTCAGGAATTCATCCTCGGCCAGCAGCGCCAGGTAGTGTTCGCGGTGTGCCCGAGCCTTCTGGTAGGAGTCACCGCCCGATGCAGCCAGGGGAGCCAAGGGCGGCGCTTGAGGGGTGATCAGCGCATGCACGCCTTTTTCAGCTCGGTCGCGCTGGTGGCGATCGGCAACGCCGGCCTTGCTTGGGTCGGCGGTGTCATTGAGAAGTGCCAGGGTGGCCTCGACCTCGACCTTTCCGGCTTCGTTCAGGACCAGCCGGCCCTGCTTGCCCAGTTTGGACACGTACGGCCGAGACCAGCCGCGGCTATCCGCGAACTCAGCCTTTGTCATGACCGTCATGAATTCACCCTGTTAACCCAAAACAAGCACAGGGGGTTAACTGATTAACCCCTGTTAACTAACCTCCAGAGCCAGCCACTACCGCGAGAGCGGGGCTCGAATTACCCTTGACCACCCGCCCACCCTGGGGCCCCCGGCCGCTGCTGTAGCACGCCACTGACGTCAACGGCGCCCCCGGCTTCGGAGGGCGGGCAGCCGGCCCGACAGTGCATCGGCGATCGCCTTGTCGATGTTCGCTTCGAGCTGTGCATCGTTTTCAGCGACGCGGCGCACGACATCGAAGAACCTGAAGCGCGTGCGGTAGCTTGGCTTACGGCGGGAGAACTGCAGGACTACCCGCATGACACCTTCGCCGCGCCGCTCCGCGATACCGATAGGCACCTTGCCGCGCTTGATCACAAAGAATGCAGCCGCGTGACCTTTCGCCTGTGAGCGCCGACTATCGGTAGCGTTATGATCTGAACCAGACTTGTTGAATGCGCCCAGTCCTGACAGCACCTCATTCATCCAGGCACGCCTTATTCCTCCATTCGCATCCAGCGGTGTCGCATCGGTCGGCACAATGAACTGCCCAGGCCGCAGAATGCCGCGCTGGCGCAGCATTTTCTCCGAACCCTTGACCAGTCGACTCCCGCCGAACACTTGTGGGCTGAACCAATCATCAAAGCCGCGGCCATTGCCACCCAGCTTTCCGTCCTTGACCCAGAGTGCAGCCTCGGTATCTGCCTCCGTGGCGTTCTTCATGTAAATCGAGTTCAGAACCCACGGGGTAGGAGAGGTGAAGACATCCTCCATCTCCGCCCGCAACGCTTGCCGCGCCTGGTTCGCCGTATGGTTCAACGCATCGGCCAGCGCACGAGGCGCCAGGCCCTTGCCGAGTCTGTCGAGCGCAGCCAGTGCATCGTCAAGGTCGCGGGCATGGATCGCGCCGCGCACTACTCCGCGCCTCGGTTACCCGGCACATCGCACACACCCGCCCGTTTTGCGAGCCAGCGCGCATACAGCCCGCTCGCCACATCGGCGCCGAGGCACGCGACCACGCTGCCCAACGCCCCAGCCGTCAGCAGGCTGGAGCCCCAGGCCGTGGCCAGCAGCACAGTCGCCAGCCCGAACACCGCACTGGCGCCGAAGCGCAGCAGCACCCGCTTGATCAGCTCACCCACTGCCATGCCGGCAGCATCGGCCCGCCACATCTCCCCGGTCAGCCCGGCGAGCGCCACAAGGATCAGCAGCCAGGTCGGCAGATCAGCCAGCGTCTGCTGCACCTGTTGTTCGGTAGCCATGCGCAACTCCTCGGGGCCGGAAGCGAAAAGGCCCCGCCGATGTGGCGAGGCCAGAAATGACAAACCCGGCGCGGTGGCCGGGTTTGTGGTGAAGCCGCCTAAGCGCACTTCTTCGAAGATGGCTGATTTATACCCCTCCAATCCGGTGGCAGCAAGGCGCCAGCACTGCCACCCCTGCAATCAACGGTGACGCACCGGCAACGCACCGGCAATCAACGGCAATATCACATGACTGGCTACAGCGCCGCAGGCAGCAGACCCACCAGCACCACCAGACTCCAGACAGGCGAGACGCTTGAACACCGCACAGAACAAGGCGCCGCCCCACTGTCCTACCTTTATTAACCTCTCCCCCGTATAGAGGGAAAAAGATAACGCTGCGCGTGATGCGCGCGCGTGCATGTGCGCCCTACGTGCGGGCACGGTGAAAGGGTAGGAAGGTGGGACGACTCCAGACACTACGCGGCGAGCGTGCGTCTCGCCCGCAAAAACGCGGGTGGTCCATGCCGGGACGTTGCGCCAAATCACGCTGCGCGCTCCAGCAGCATACCTGCAATCGCCACATGCGCGTTATGCAGCCGCTGGTAAAACTGCGTCCGGCCGCACCCACAGTGCCGCCACTTCTGGTGATCCAGGCTCTGATGGTTCAGGTAATGCTCCCACACCACTACCGCCAGCTGCGCGTCCAGATGCTTGTTCACGATCAGCTCAATGTCCGCGCTATACGGCAGCAGCATGCGCGAGCCCCCGCCCTTGGCGCGGATCAGCTCACCCTTCGCGTCCATCAACTGCGCGATCATGCTGCCGCCCGAGCCGCCAGCACCCGGGCCGCCGTGCATATCGATCGCCCACAGCCGCAGCATCTCATCCATTTCGGGAATCAAAACGGCGTCTCCTTCTTCGGCTGCACCTGCGGCTTCGCGCTGGCCTTCCACGCATCCGGCTTCATGTACACATAGCCCCGCGTCCCGCTGGGCGTCATGCCTCGCCGGCGCCGCGGCCACTTCAACCGATGCATGATCTTGCCGACCCGCATCTGCGCCGGCTTGTCCCAATGGCTCGGGTCGATGTTCAACGCCTTCTCAAGGATGTGCGCCCCCGTCACGCTATCGCCGATATGCTGAACGGTCAGATACGTGATGATCGGCTCCTCCCACATATCGGCCTGATAGCGCTGATCCTGCTCGGCCGCGAACAACTCGGCCTCGTCCCGCTCCACCCACCACACATGCCCGGCCCGGTAGCACGCCACCGCCTCGGCCCACAGCTGGTCGCGGTCAGCACGAAGCCCTTCCAGATCGACCTTCGTACACATCACCGGCCAATAGCGGCGGTTGCCCGTGTCGTCCTTCAAGTATTCATCTTGGTTCGTGGTGCCCACGAACACACACTGGCGAGGCACGTCCAGAACACGACGGCCATAGCTCTCGCGGTAGGTGTCCACCGACGCCGAGAAAAACTGCTTGGCGCGGGTGGACTCTGCCTTGTTGAACGCATCCAGCTCGCCCAGCTCCACGATCCACTTGCCGCGGATCGCCTGATAGCCGTCCTTGTCGCCCAGGTTGAATGGCGTGTCCATGAACCACGCGCCGCCCAGCACAGACATCGAGGTCGACTTACCCGCACCCTGAATGCCTTCGAGGATCAGCACCGAGTCGGCCTTGCATCCGGGCTGGAACACCCGCGCCACAGCGGACAGCATCCAGCGCTTGCCGACCTTGCGCGCATAGTCCCCATCAGGCACGCCGAGCCGATCCTGCAGCCACTGCTCCAACCGCGGCGTGCCATCCCACTCCAGCCCCTCCAGAAACTCGCGCACCGGGTGGAACGCATTGTCATGCGCCACCGAGTTGACCGCCTCCAGCACCATGGCCGACTTCACGCGCAGCCCGTACACATCGGCCAGCCACAGCGTCACCTTGATATCGTCCAGGTCGCTCCAGTCGCCCGTCCCGCCACCATAAGGCGGCGTTCGCAGCTTGCGGATCTTCGACGCGAACTGGTCATAGGCGATCACGCCCTGCCAGCGCTTGTCGTTCCCCAGGATCAGCGCCACGTTGTACGGGTGGCTGATCATCCCGCCCTTCTCCGAATATTGCAGCTTCTCCTGCCAGCTCTCGACAGTGGACGGCCGCACCACGGCGAGCACCTGGCGGCGCACCGCCTCCAGTCCTTCGGCGGCGTGCAGGTCGTTGAAGTCCGTCCACTTGTCCTCGCGATCGGCATCGAAGATCGGCTGCACCACCTCCCCGCCCACGATAAGCGCCGCGTTCTCGGCCTTGATCTTGCCCACGTTGACCAGCTTGCCCTGGATCACAGTCTTCCAGTCATCGTCAGCGCAGAACACCAGCCGCCGGCCGGGGTAACGCACCCGCAGCCCCTCGGCCACCGGCAGCAGATTGCCTGCATCGAAGCAGCACGCCACCGTCAACGACGTGGCCATATGCAGGCTGGCCCCCGTCGCGTACCCCTCACACACCAGAATCACGTCACCCGGCTCGGGATCAGGGCCGAACAGATGCACCGCGCCCTCCTTCTCCACCCCAGCCGGCCAATAGGTCTTGTTGCGCCCCAGCTTCAGCTGTACCTCGGGGAACAGCACCTGCAGGCCGACAATGTCCCATGTCTTCACGTTGCGCATCGGCACCAGGGCCGTGCCGCTCTTGCGCTTGTAGCGCAGGCCGAACCCGCCGACGCCCTTGTTCACCAGGTACTGGCAGGTGCCCTTCTCCTCCAAGTGCTTCCACATGCCAGCGGCGCGCCGCGCGGCAGTGCGATGTTTGCGCGCCTCGGCCTCGGCCGCCTTGCGCTGGCCCTCCTCGGCGCGGGCCTTCATCACTGCACGGTCCTCGGCTGTCAGCTTGCCGCCCTTCGGCTTGATCTTGTGCCAGCTGCCCTTCTCGCCCGAACGCCAATCTCCGAAGGCCCCGCAGAAGAACGTGCGGCCGTCGCCGGTCAGGTGCTCATAGATCACATACCAGCCGGTCTTCTCCGGCGCCTTGTCGCCCTCAACTTCGCAGCGAGTCCGCTTGCCGATCACCAGTGGCGTGGTCGGCTTCAGGTCGCCGGCCTGCAGCTGGGCCAGCACATCGTCGAGTAGTTCGTGACGGTCAGCCATTGGCCACCTCCACACGCTTCGGAGTAAATCGAGAAGGCAACCAGTCGCAAGATTCATCCGCAGGAATGTGGCCGAACATCAGAGTGCAGCGGCGGCAGTGCACACACTCCGCACAGGTCTTACCTTCAGGCAAATCCATGTCGTCACCTGTCCTGGGCAAGGGGTTACGGTCAGCCATTACCCAGCCCTCCGCTCGTGATACCCCTGGCACTCCACGCACAGCGTGCAGCCCCGCCCTGCCAATGCCAGCCGGCGCCCCTCGGGGATCGGCGCGCCGCAATCCTCGCACTCCTCGGCTACCGCCCCCCCCATGGCAGGCGTGCGCGCCGCCAGGTGCTGCTCCATCCGCTCCAACACCAGGTCGTTGGCCCTATCTGCAATATCAGCCATGGCACACCCCCTGCTCCCGGTTGGCCCGTCGCACCGCGGCGCCCAGCCGGAACACCGCGTGCACCAGGCGCTCGGCCATCAGCTCGAACTCGTCCAGCTCGTCGTCATCGATGTCGCCATCGTCCAGGCTCTTGCTCAGGTGCAGCGTCAGCGCGCTTTCCCGGCCCAGCATCTCGCTGATGCCGTTCAGCAGCGCCCGGGGCGTATCCGTCTCGCGCAGGTCGGAGACATCCACCCCGACCCAGCCGATCGGATGCAGGAGCGCCTCGACGATGCGCGGGTCGCGGGTCAGATCCAGGATCAGCTCCAGGTCGCGGATGTTCGGCGTGTGGGTGGTGTTGGTGAGGCTCAGCTTGTGGTTGAGCGTGGTGGGATTGGTGTCGCCGTCGACGGCGGCAATGGCGGTAGCCCCGCCTGGATAGTCACGTACCGCATGGTGCAAAGCCTGCGGCAGTGTCAGCAACGTGCGCCGCGCACGTTCGTTGGAGCAGAACCGGAATCGGCTCATGGCAGTTCTCCCAAAAGTCTGCCAGTGACCCCGGGTCGACTGCTTGATACAGTTGCGCCGTGGTCACTCGTCAGGTGGTCACATGCAACGGCCGATCTGTGGTGGAGAGACCGTTGCACCCCGGTGGCGAGGTCCATGCTCCGCATGAGCCCCGCTGCTACAGCCCGCCCGATCTGTGGTGGAGACGGCGGGCAACCCAGGGCATCCGTGCCCTGGTCCGACAGCACTGTGGTGGTGTGTGTCGGGGACCCGGACGGCTGATGAGGCCGTCCGGTTTTTTATGCTCAGGCAGCTTCGGCCCGGCGATCACCCTGCCGCCGATCGCCGTTGCGCCGCTCGCCCTGGCGGCGGTCGCCTTCGCGACGCTCAGTGCTCAGCTCAGCCGGAGCCGGGAAGAAATCTTCGATACTGCCAAGCTGCCCATGCCGATTGAGGGCAGCGGCAATTTTTCTGCAATCGGCAAGACGTGGCACTCGCCTACCAGATTCATAGTGTGCAATTGCCGCCTGGGTCAGCCCCACTTCAGCGGCCAACTGCGCCTGGGTCAGCGATGCCAGCAGACGCGCATCTTTCAAGGTGGCCATATCGGTCTCCGGTCATTCACACCAAAAGACTACATATCGTAATGATTAAAAGCAACACCCATTACAAACCGTCTATGGCATCACAGAATACGTGTCGTAATAATCGCCAGATGGAATGGTATGACGCCGTCCGAGCCCGGCTAGATGAGCTCGACATCAGTCAGGACGCTTTCGCTGAACGCATTGGCGTAACGCAAGGCGCGGTAGCCCATTGGCTGGCCGGTCGACGCGAGCCGAAGCTTGAAGTCATCAATCGCGTCCTTTCAGAGCTGGGCTTACCGCAGCTGATATACCACCATCCATCCGAACTTGAGAGCGGCCCGGAAATTCCACAAAAAGCCTGGCGAACCGTCGCCATCAAAGGAACCGCGCAATTGGGTCCAGATGGATATTGGGATGCACTGACCACCGCAGATGGCTGGCTCGACGTACCTACCAACGACCCCGACGCCTACTCGCTGCGCGTAAAAGGCGACTCGATGGCACCCGCCATCCGCAGTGGCTGGGCGGTCTGGTGCGAACCGAACCATACGCTGATCCCCGGCGAATACGTGATGGTGCGCCGCATCAATGGCGAGTGCATGGTCAAGGAACTGCTCTATGAAAACCCGACCGAGGTCAGCCTGATGGCCGTGAACGACGGCTATGGCCGGCTAACGATACCCAGGGAAGAGATCGAACAGATTCACTACGTCGGCGGCATCGTGCCACCGAGCAGGATCAGATACTAAGAGCGAACCGCCAACACAACCCAGCAGCAAAGGAGCTATGCTAATGTCTGATAAAGACCGCCGCCCGCCCTCTCCGCCGCCACGGCCAACGCCGCAAGACAGGCCCACTCCCAACCGAGATATTTTTCACGATAAAGGGAGCGGCCCCAATACCATTTCTGAGAGCCGGCCAACACCACCGAGACCGAAGCGATGAATGATGCCGACAAGGTTGAAGACGAGCTCCACGAACTCCGCTTTTATGTGCAGCGCTGCATTCGCTACCACATGCGCAGAATGTCGTTTTTTATGCGCTGGAGCCGCTTTACAGCCTTTGTCGGCGTTCTTTTCGGCTCAGCCGCCGTTGCCTCACTGTTTGTTAACGCACCAACGGCTGTGACAGCTGCAGCTGCTCTACTGGTTACAGTCGCCTCTGCCATAGATCTGGTTATCGGGACTGGCCAGCGCGCTTCGCTGCATGCCGATCTGCGCAAATGTTACCTTGGCATTGAAGAGGACATAATGGCTCAAGGCATCCCAAACCTTGAGTCAATGAGGACAATGCGTAGCCGGATACGGCGTATTGAGGCAGATGAACCCCCGACCCTGCCCGTGCTTGAACTGCTCGCCCGAAACGAGGTGATTCGTGCGATCTATTCCCGCGAAGAAGCCGCCCAGTATCTATCGAACATCCCCTGGTACATGCGCTGGACTGCACACTGGATAGAGTGGGACACGTCAGCCGCATAGGCCCAATGCTTCACAGCCCGCCCCGGCGGGTTTTTTCTTGCTCAAAATGATTACAGATAGTATTGACCAATAAAGCACGAACTGTAATTATCGCCTCGTCTCTCCACCACAGAGCCGAGGTAAACCATGTCCACCACCACCGCCACCCTGCACGTCCACCCGGCGTGCGCCTCTAACCGTAGGCTGATCGAACGCCTGCAGGCCGCCACCGGCATGCTCGTCGTCATCAGCGGCGGCAAGCCCAAGCTCAAGGCACGCACCAAAGCGCCCACCACCCCGACCAACCCATGGGGAGGTGATGCCGCATGAGCACTACAACCGTCGCCGCGCCGGACTGGGTGACCGCACCCCCGAAGGCCTTCTACGTTCGCCAGGTGCTCAAGACCATCCGCGAATGCCGCGAGGCGAAGTACGACTTCGCCTCGGACGAACTCCGCCACAGGGCGCACGGCATGATCATGGCAGGGCTCTTTCTGGATGCGACCACAGAAGACGAGTACCACCGTCTGTGGGACCTCGCATCCAATGCCAGCCACTACCGTTGGCAGGAACAGCGTCAGTTCCTGCAGCCGTACACCTGGAAGCCGACCCCGGCCGCGCAGGAGGCCAGCGCATGAGCCGCCTCCTCCTCAACGCCACCGCGTTCATCCGCCTGCAGGCCCAAGTGCGCCTCAACGGCACCTTCCAGCATCGCCTCATGGCCGAACACCCGCGCCGCAGCGTGCTGGTGACCGTCGCGATCGAGCAGTGCGCCCGCGCCCTGCACGCCGAGGTTACCCACAACGGCACCCGCAATGCCGTCACGCTGGACCGCCAGCGCCGCGACAACGCCGCCCGCCTGGCCCAGTTCATCGAAGAAACGGTGAACGGCGACCCCTACTCCTACGTGCCGGCGGGCGACGAGCACCTGCTGGTCAGCAACATCGAGCGCGTGCTGCGCCAGGCCATCCGCTACGGACAGGGCACCTACCTATTCGACGCCGATGACCTGTGGCCGACGCTGGACATCAGCCGCAACCCGCACGGCAGCTACATCGCGCAAATCCGCCTGGCGGACGCCACCAGCATGATCGTGCTGCCGGCCGACAAACAGCGCGCCTACGACCGGCTGGCGAGCCACCTGCAGCAGTTCCTGCAGGGCTACCGCGACGCCCTCGCGGCGGCAGCGTAGGGAGGTGCCCAGTCATGAGCCTATCCCTCAAGTACGCCGCCCAGCGCCTCGGCATTGGGCATCGCCAGCTGATGCAGCGCATGCGCGAAAAGGGGCTGCTCGGCACGGACAACCTGCCGGCCCATCCCGACCGGGACAAGGCGTTCCTCGTCACGCGCGAGGGCCAGTGGTTCCACCCGGAGCACGGCATGCAGTACCCGCGCGCCACTCGGGTGACCCATGCCGGCATCCCCTGGCTGGCCCAGCAGCTCGGCATCGACCGCCCGCTGCCCGAGCCGAAGCCGGACCCGCGTGATGTCGATGTCGCATAGCGCCCCGGCATGGCCGCGCCAGTTCGCCCGCCAGATCCTCGCCATGCAAACCAAAGAGGAACGGCGGGCGGCGCTGGACGAGGTCCCCGAGCACCTGCGCGAACTGACCCGCGCGAACGTAGAGATCGCCTGGAACCACCCCAAGGGGAACACCAATGGACAGCAAACTGATTGACGCCCTGCTGATCGAGCTGCTGCAACTGCCCGAACAGCGCCGCACGCCGGAGAAGGTTTTGGCCACCCTGACGCTGGCGGCCACCGCCGCCGGCGTCTCCCTCACCACCACCGCCGCGCCCCTGCAGATCGAGCACCTGCAGCTAGCTGCCGCCCTGGAACGCCTGGCCGGCGAACTGGGCAGCCAGTACCGCGCTCGCGCCATGCTGCGCCTGGGTGCCGGCATCGAGGGCGTCGAGCTGGGCGCCGTGGTCGAGCCGCACGACAGCAGCTCACCCCTGCCCCGCTTCGTCGCCTTCGGCGCCAACGCCCGCACCGCCCTCGCCGGCATCAATCGCGAGATCCGCGCCAGCAACGCGCCCAAGGCCAGCGCACCGAAGCCACGGCGCAACGGCAAGCTCAGCCTGCGCACGCTCGCGGCCCAGCTCGATAAGGAAACCGCATGAGCCAAGCCCAGCACGAACTACGCCTGCGCCCGGCGCCGCGCCCCGGAACCGTGGAACTGCTGTATCGCACCCTCGGCGACGTGCTCGTGCCCGTCGACCTGGTGCGCGTGCGCTACTTCCGCAACCTCAACGAAGACAACTTCGCCCGCGCCATCAGCGCCGGCCGCGTCCCGCTGCCCGTCACCATCCTCGACAGCAGCGCCAAGGCGGCCCGGTTCATCGACATCCGCCACCTGGCGGTACTGATCGACCGTGCCGCAGAGGCCGCCGATGCGGCGCTGGACGAAGCAACGAGCAACGCAAAGGAGGCATGACCATGCAGACCACCCGCCCCAGCATCGACCGCCTGAAGAGGCAGGCCAAGGCGCTCAAGACGGAAGCCGGCATCACCCACTGCCAGGCGCTGCACCTGATCGCCAAGAACCACGGCTTCAACACCTGGAAAGGCCTGCTCACCGCTTACGAACAACACGCTGCCAACTGAGACCACACCGCTGCCACCACCAGCGGCCACCACAAGGAGCACCACCATGCAACTCGAAACCCACCAGATCTACGCGCTGTTCGCCATGCTCGCCGGCACCATCGTGCTGCTCGGCCTCAGCTACTGCGCAGGCCTGCGCACCGGCCGCGATGCCGGCTACAAGCAAGGCGGCGAATCCGCCAGGCGCTACGCCAAATGCCTGATCAAGATCACCCAGGCCGAGGTCGCCGAGCTGCGCGGCATGCTGGAACGCGAGGAACAGCTCAGCACGAGCATACGCACCCGCCTTGACACGCTGCGCACCGCGTTTCATCAGGAACAGGCCGAGCACAACACCATCGTCCAAGACCTGCTCGACGAGCTGCAGCGCGAACGCGGCAACAGCCTGACCCTGGACGACTGCCAGGCGCTGCGCCGCGCCGCCCGCCTGCTCGGCCACGCCGCCGACCAGGTACGCAAAACCGGCACCACCAAAACCAACCTCGCTGCCGAGGCGCAGAGCCACGTCAACGCCATCGCCGAGCGCCTGCATGCCGCCCTCGCCGCGCCGAAACTCATGGCGCAGATGGCGGACAGCTGTATCACCGACACGGACATGATCGAGTGGCTGGAAAGCGAAGCCATAGCGAACGGCGAGGAGGAGCAGGTCACGCTGTATTTCCCAGTCGCGATGCCCGAAGAGGGCCTGCCCACCCTGCGCGACATCCTCCAGCTGGCCATCGAACAGCACCAGGGCGGTAAACCAGCGCTGAGTACCTGGGAGCGTGTCGACGCCCAGGTCCAGCCCGCCGCCCCGATGTGCATGTGAGGTGCCGACCATGACCCGCCGCACCTACCCCCTCGCCCGCCTCACCCCCGAGGCCGCCGGCAAGGCCCTGCACGACCTCGACCGCGCCACCGCGCGCATCGAGCAGCTGCAGACCGAACACAACGCCCTGCAGCAAGCCATCCGCGCCGACCTGGGCACCGAAACCCTGTGGCGCTTGCAGGCCATCGCCCGCAACGCCATCGCCCTGCAGCAACTGCAGGAGGAGATTGCCGCATGACCCCGACTCCACTGGCATGGGCCATTTTCACTGACGAAGGATTGATCCGCATCTGGTCGACAGCCCGCACCGACTTGACGGCAGTTGCTGAAGCAACCGGAAAGGAACCGACCCCGCTGTATGCGCCGCCAGTTGCGCAGACCGAGCAGCCGGTGGCGTTTCGCATTCTGCGCCGGAATCACGACGGAATATGGACGACCGACGGGCGGGCGTGGGTTGACGGAGTGCCAGACGCCGACATGTTGGGTGACATTGCCGAGCGTTCGGATCAATGGCGGCTCGAATACTCCTACGCCGCCCCCATCGCGCGGGCCGGCCTCGGCGTGACGCGGCTCGATGGATGCCTCGAACGCCTGGCGCGCCCGCAGGCAGCGGACGATGGCGTCGCGATGGTCGCGGATCAGCTGGCCCAGCTCAGGGGTCAGCACCTCCTTGCTCGACTGCGAGACCAGCTGGCCCTGGGCGTTGAGCGCCAGGTGTACGCCTTGCCCGGCGAGCTGCCGGAGCAGAGCCAAGCCGCTGCCGACGTGCTCGCAGAGCGCCGCCGCCAGGTCGAGGCCAAGGGCTGGACGCCGTCCCATGACGACCTCTATTGCGCCGCCGAGCTGCCGCGAGCCGCAGCGGCCTACATCCTCAACGGAGCAAACGACGAGGCACCGGTTATCTGGCCGTTCGCCCCGAAGTGGTGGAAGCCACGCGATGCCCGCTCGAACTATGTGCGCGCCGCCGCCCTAATCCTGGCCGAGATCGAGCGCCTGGACCGCCAGCCCACCGGCTCGCCCGAAGGGCTGCTGCGCTCCGCGCAAGGTGGTGCGGAATGACCATCGCCACCGCATCCACCCAAGCCCAGGCCGTGCGACAGCACGGCGGCGGCCGCACACGTCGCGCCAAGCTAGCTCAGAAGCTGGCCGGCCGCCCTACGCGCTCGGCCGGTGGCGAGATAAAGAGTCTCTGCTGCGCAGCAGCAGGCATATTCGCTCTTGCGCCGCGCCCCTGCGGAGCCCACGCATACCCCCCGACAGGCGTGCGCCGGGCCGCGCACCCTGCTGCCACGCTTCGCTTATCACCTAACCCGCCCGCGCAGCCTGTTTTGGGGTATGGGCAGTATTCCCAGCTACTCCACTTTCGGAGCTTTACTCCGTCGAGCTGTTACATCCCGGAAGTGCTGCTCAGCCCTCAGCCTTGCATCCAACAAACTGCTTTCAGCCAGAACAGGGTCAAGCGCATCGTCGCTGTTACGGAGCGGGTCAGCGATCCAGCTTTCCAGGCCCGTAAGAGCCAGACGGATCGAGTGGGCTACTCCAGCTCGCTCTGGATCGTCCTCGTCAATCAGGAAGGTATCCAGTCGAGGCAGTACCGCTCTCGCGGGGGCAGCGAGCCTATCCATGTATTCCTTGGTAGTAGCAATCGTCGGATTTGCTTGGCGCAGTCGTATCAGTGCGGCTTCAGCTTCCAAGGCGATCAACACCAATCGCTTCGCCTTCGACAACTCCTCACGCCGCTGCCTTTTTGCGTCCTGCCGCAACGGCAGCCAGATAGCAGCTGCGACCGTCGCCGTAGCACCGATCGCCTGCACCCAACCAGACATATCGCCCGGCTCCAATCCAAGGAAGGCTCGCAGCGCTATCGCCAAGAGTACAACCAACAACACAACGGCCACGACGCAGGCCAGCAGGCTTGCCCACCTATGCACGCCGCGCCAGAAATACCGCCCCATTCAGACACCCCAACCAAGACCACTTTGAGATCGAGCTTGACGGCACCCCGCCACCATGTCCAGCGGGGTGCCGCATGACCGTAGCCGTACTCTTCGCCCGCGCTGATAGCGTCTACAAGGTCCTACCTGGAACAGACGTGTGGGACGCCGAGCGCAACGCACTGCGCTGGCCAGGTGGAGACCCAGTGGTAGCGCACCCACCCTGCCGTGCCTGGGGCCGCTTGCGCAAATTCGCAAAGCCCCGCCCAGGTGAGCGAGAACTCGCGCTGTGGTCGGTCGACCAGATCCGCACATATGGCGGCGTGCTGGAACATCCGGCCGCGAGTCGGCTGTGGATCGAGAAGCCCCTACCGGAGCCCGGCCAGGTCGACGCATGGGGCGGATGGACGCTGGTGATTTCGCAGTGGTGGTGGGGCCACAAGGCCGACAAGCTCACCCGCCTCTACATCTGCGGCGCCAAGCCCGAACAGTTGCCCCCCATCCCGTACCGAATGGGCGAGGCAACGCACGTCATTGCGCAGAGCAATCGCCGCCAAAAGCTACGCCTTCGCCCGGAAGTTACCAAGCGCGAACGCGAAGCCACGCCGCCCGACCTGGCAGTGTGGTTACTAGACGTAGCGCGAATCTGCGGCCAAGCCATGACCGTAAAGGAGGCAGCATGACCGCCCTAACCCAAATCGACCTAGCCACCGCGATCCGCTGGCCATTCCACCCGACCGAGATCTTGCTGGGCGAGCAACACAACATCGTCAGCGTCTCGGGCGGCAAGGACTCGACCGCCCTACTGCTACTGGCCATCGCCCAGGGCGCGCCCAACCTGCGCGCCGTGTTCGCCGACACCGGCAATGAGCACGAGCTGACGCTGGAATATATCGACTACCTAGAACACGTCACCGGTATCACCATCGAACGGCGCTGCGCCGACTTCAGCCAGCAGATCGCCCGCAAGCGCGAGTTCATCGCAACCAAATGGCGGGCGCAGGGGGTGCCGGAAAGCATCGTGGACGCCGCCCTCGAGGTGCTCCAGCCTACCGGCATCCCCTTCTTGGACCTCTGCCTATGGAAGGGCCGCTTCCCCAGCCGCAAAGCGCAGTTCTGCACAGAGGAACTGAAGCGCAACGTCATCATCGAGCAGGTCATGCTGCCGCTGATGGACGGCCAGAACATGATCCTGTCCTGGCAGGGCGTGCGCCGCGACGAGTCAGAGGCGCGCCGCTACCTGGCCGAGTGCGACACGGTTGGTGGTGGCCTCTACAACTACCGCCCGATCCTCAAGTGGGACGTGGCCGCCGTGTTCGAGGCCCACCGATATATGGGCATCAAGCCTAATCCGCTCTACAGCCTCGGCGCCGGCAGAGTCGGGTGCATGCCCTGCATCAACTGCCGCAAGGGCGAACTGCGCGAGATCGCTGCGCGTTGGCCCGAGGTCATCGACCGCATCGAGCACTGGGAAAACCTGGTGCGCCAAGCCAGCAAGCGCGGCGGCGCTACGTTCTTTGCTGGAGCGAACCCCAAGCACCAACAGGGCTCGATCAAAGAGATGAGCGCGGCGGAGATTGTCGCTCTCGCCAATATCCGCCAAGCCGTCGAATGGTCGCGCACCACCCGCGGCGGCATTCAGTACGACCTAATCGCCAGCGACGGCGAAGCAGACGCATCAGCCTGCAGTAGCGCCTATGGACTGTGCGATGAGGGTTGGTCGGTCTCTGAACTCAAGGAGGCATGCTGATGCGCACCAGCACCGAAAAAACCTTCGCAGCACGAATTTATCTGAGCGGCCCCATTGAGGCTGCCAAACAGATACTCCGTCAGGAATGCATGCGTGAAGGCCTCTGCGTGACGGTCGAGCCGACCACGTTCATTTATACGGGCGGAGAAGAAGCGGGCTATGTAGTTGGACTTATCAACTACCCACGCTTCCCGTCCACGCCCGAGGCGATCCGGAGCCGCGCCCGGCATATTGCTCAATTGCTGCTGGAAGGGACGTTCCAGCATTCCGTCCTCATCAGCGACAGCGAAACGACCGAATGGATAACCCTGCGGGAGGATGCGGCATGAAGGAATCGGTACCCAACCCCCGGCTGGAAGGCGCACGTATCAGCGCGACAGTCAGCACCGGCTTCACCACCACCACGGCGGACGGATCGCCGGCGCGGCTGGCCATCGTCGACGAGCAAGGCCACGTCATAGAGGCCGGCGCCGGCGTGGCTTGGGCAGCGTGGCGCGTGTGCGTCGAGGTGCAGGAGAACTTCTGGCAGGGGCAGGGCCATCTGGTGGTGCACGACAGGCCAACGGGCGACCCAGAGCTGGCAGCAGTACTGATTGGGAAGGCGGCATGACCGCTCATCAACACTATTCGACCGCCTGTCGCGTATGAGCCGATTGCCTCCCGGATTAGGCGCACTGGCCCAGCATTAGGAATAGGAGACACATCCGAGTCGGGCCCACTTGAGGGTACGGATAGGCCCTTGCAGTTTTGAGAACGCCTGTACGGTGGATGTGTCGCAACCCAAGGAGAATCCTATGCACACCACCGTAGCGTCCGCCGTTCGGGCGCATGTTGTAGCACCGCATACACGGTGCAATATCAATGTACCGTTGAAAGCTGAGTCGTTCGGGCCTATGCTCTCGCCTGTCCCGCAAGGGATGGAGTGTGAAGACTCCGAGTACAGCGGCATCCGCACCCGACAGCTTTGCGGTTTTTTTGCGCCCGCGCCATGCGTTATGGCCGGGAGGGCGACGGATACAACACCCCGAAAGGGGAAAGAAGTCCACCGACTGTGCTCGGTCTTCAACCTCCCGGCCACCCGGCGGAGGCGTGTGAAGACGATTCCGCCGAGTTACAAAACTCGCACAGGAGTCGCCTTATGACCGCATCCGTCCCTGTCCTTATGCTGGGCAAAATCGCAGTTCGCCAACACGATGGGCTGTATTCCCTCAATGACCTACACCACGCTGCTGGTAGAGAGTCCAAGCACAAGCCCAGCGAATGGCTACGCAACTCGCAAACACAGGAGCTTGTTCAAGAGATAGGCAAAGCGGGAATTCCCGCTTTGGCGGTCCAGAGGGGCGGCACAGCACCCGGCACCTACGCCTGCCGTGAACTAGTCATCGCCTACGCCGCCTGGATCAGCCCAGCCTTCCACCTGAAGGTACTTCGCACGTTCCTCGCAGCGACTACCCCGCAGCAGCCTGCCGCTCTGCCAGCCCCAGCCGGGGAAGAACTCCTCACCCTGGAGTACGAAGGCAACCGCCTTCGCATCCTGCGCCTCGACGGCATGCCGTGGCTGGTCGCCGCCGACGTGGCCCTGGCGCTCGGCTTGCGCAACTCCTATGTCATCCTGCGCCGCCTCACCCCAGCACAGCAGCAGAAGCGGCCGGTCGGCAGGCAGCAGCTCAACGTCATCAAAATGTCCGGCGTCCGACAGGCGATGCTGATGGCCGAGCCGGAGCGGGCGAGCAAGTTCGGCAAGTGGCTGGACCAGGCGCTGGAGTTTCACCAGGCGCCGGCAACCCCGGACACTCAGCCTGACCCCGGCTCACTGCTGCGAGGCATGCTGGCCGGCAACCGCTTTATGTGCCTGCTGGATGGTGCGGGGCGCATCACCCTACGCGAAATCCCCGAGGACCACCTCATCATCCCGACGACACAAATACCCAACTGGATCGCCGACCCTGCCGGCGCGCGCCCTGAACTGCTCCCGAAGGTTCTGCATGCGGTCAGTCAGCGGATGGGTGGGTAAATTCATTACTCAGAAGAAAGCCGCCCTCAGGCGGCTTTACTTTTGGAGGACGGCTTCTGATCAGCCTGTTTCTGCTGCTGGTTTGGCTCTTCCGGTGGTCGACGGCCAACGACGAAAGCACCGACGATGCTGGCGAATCCGACACCACCCATCACAGCAGCGGCCCAACCCTGGCCGTGCCAACCCAGAGTGACAGAGCCGACAACAAGCAACAGGGCGATAATCAGACCATAATGCTGGCCACGACGGCGTTCCTTGACGAAGTTTTCAGCAACATGCTGCTCTATCGCCATCGCCTGCTTTTCAAGCCCATGCCGGTGCTCAGTCTCTTTCTGGAATGACTCGACGATGATCTGAGCCAGCCCAGGATGCACCCGGTCGTACTCAGCCAACATCTGGGGCGGCGGCAAAGGCCCCTCAATGGACTGGGCTATGATCTGTTGCCGCACACTGCCTGGCTCGGTGATACGTTCTACCTGCCCTTGACGGTGACTATGCGTGCTCTTTTTCCGATTTGACACGGTCGGTTTTGCCTTCGTCCATGGCCTTGTAGAAATCCCGACCGATAGCACGGACATCGGAGCGAAGAGCTTCCAAGTCGCTCCGACGGAAGTCATGCTCAGATACCCGATACTGCGAATAGCAGCCAGAAGCCGGGTAGATGACCAGTACGGAGCCTATTCCGGAGAGTATGTTTTTGAGCATACGATTCACGTTTGGTTTCCGTTGGTTCGTTTTAAGCGGGCGCAGCATTCTACAGCTACGACGCCTCCTGCTCAACTAAGACACCTCGTTAGCTGCCTTAGTTTCTTACTGTATATACACTACGCTGCCTACCAGCGATAGCTTTGTACCTACAATACTGCAACCGACTGCTACTGAATACCACCGTCCTGGAGCCTCGCGCTCCCGGAAACCCAGGCCCCCGACCGCCGATCCACCTCCAGCATCACTCGCTGACCCGCACGTGAAACCAATAGCAGCGCGATCGTTTCTGACTCAGCGGCCGGCACCACGCCACGCATATACACCACGATGCGGCTGAATGTATCCAGGATCAGCTGCCGCAAATCTTCTCGCGCCGGGCTGTACATATCCTGAGCCTGCAGGGCCAGACTCCTCCACTGCTCTACACCGGCCGGCGAGTGGCGCTGCCCCTGCACTGCTATATCCCGCTCCAGCCGCTGTACCTCGCCCTGCAGCTCCAGCAGTTCAGTTTCCAATTCGCGCGCCTTGCGCACGAACGCCAGCGGCGCGGCGCCGCCATCATCGGCCAGCAGCGCCTCGGTCACCCTGGACAACTGTCGCTCAACCTCATCATGCCGATGCTGCGCGGCCTGCAGCATCTGCCGCAGACCTCGGCCGTCATCTACCGGGACCATCAACCGCTGCAGGTTCATCTGGTCGGAGCAATAGGCAAGCAATGCCCTCTCTATCGGCACAACGCTACAGCTCGCCGATCGGCAACCGGTGCCGGTGCTGTACGAGGTGCAATGCAGCCTGCGGTGGCCGTCGGCCAAGGTGCCGTCTTTCCGCGCTCGACTGACCAGGTTCTGTGCGACCACAGCCGTACCGCAGTAACCACACCAGGCAATACCCAGGCCGGTAACCAGCCCGACTATATCGCTCCGCCCCACCCGACCGACCCGCCCAGCGACCTGCCCTTGCAGCTCGGCATACTCCGCATCACTGAGCAGGCGCGGATAGTAGTCCTCCAAAAGATATGATTCGGCATCGACACTGATGCGCTTGGCGCCGCGCAATGCCGGCAACTTGATCAGGCGATACAGCTGCTGGCCGCTGATGCTCCAGTCACCCAGGTCGTAGCCGCGATCCTTCAACAGGCGCACCGCCCGGGTCGCGCCCTCACCACGCTGGTACAGCTCCAGCGCGTAACGAACAGCCTCAACGCGATCGGGGATCAGCTCCCAGGCCTGGCCATCCCAACGCATCCATTGAGGATCTCGGCCGTTACGGATCAGCCCCCGGTATGTTCCAGCGATCCATCCTTCGCACTGGCGCCGGATCGCGGCACGCACGCGCTTGCTCTTGGTATCGGACTCCTCGTGAGCGCGGATCATCACCAGCAGGCTGTAAACCAGATCCATCGGCTGCGCCTTCAAGCCGGCCCGGTTGTACTCCCGGCCGTCGCTGGCCGTCACCACCGTAATGCCCGCGTTGATGATCTGAGCCAGCTGCGCCTGCGCCTGGATGGGTTCCGCACGACTGAGCCGATCGAGCCCCTCGACGATCAACACGGACCCGCTGGGAATCCGCCCCTCATCTATAGCCCGCAGGAAGGCGCCAAGGGCGCCTTGTTTAATGTGCTGCTGGTGATATGCCGAAAGCCCTTCGTCGCGCAGCGACAATGATTCATCCAACTGCAGGCCGCGCGCCGCGGCCCACTGCTGCGCGTACTGTAGTTGACGATCAGCACTGCTACCCGTCGCCTGGCGGGGATCGGAAAACCTCAGATAGCTGTATACTCGCGCGCTATTTTTTGCCAT